CGTATGCGGCGGATGCTGCGCAATCCTGTACGTAAGAAATCAGGTAGACTTCATTATCGTCAGCCATTTTGCGGATAGCGTCTGCGGTTTGGAAACAGTTGAATGCTTCTCCACCGCCAGAGCTGATGTCGAATACAATCTTCTTGCATCCCATTCCAATCAGCTCGTCCATCTGATTCAACAGCCCTGCGTAACTTGTGCCAGTTGCTCCGCATAGCGATTCGACTGGTTTGTTTGTCAGGCTTCCGTGAATGTTGATTAGGCCGATCTTCCCTACGTTCGAGGGTTTATCCAGATCGACGGAAACAGTTTCTACTTGTGCCAGCATCCCAGTATTGCGGAGGTCCAGATACGATGTGATCGCTCCGAATGCCTCCGCTGAAATGAGATGCGGCTTGTTGTACAGATCAGCAGTCAATCTGCGAACAGGCCGTTGCATTGTCATGTTGGATTCCTTATCCTGTGTTATCTCGATTTCTCGCTGACTTATCCTGTTTGCTGGACTTACCACCGATACTTGCCGTACCTTCGCCGGACTTGCCTGCTGCCATTCCATCTCCGGAACGACTTGCGTTACCAGTCAGGTTTTCTTTATCAACAGGCTGATCGACAGGTAGTGGTTCCACGCCAAGGACTTCACGAGTTTTGTTCAGGATAGGACGGTCGATTTCAACCAGACCAACCGATGCCGCACGTTGCAGAGCTTTCGACCATGCCTCGCTGTCCACTTCATTAACGTCACCAAACTCGAATGTCGGAAGACGGTCTTGACTCCAACCGTTCAGCGCAAAGAGTTGTGCGATAAGGTCGTTGTTGAGGACATCGCGGATTTCGTTCAACCTGTGTTCGATAGCCATCTTGCAGAGAACGCCTGCTTCCTCTTGCTCAGCCGTCAGCACTTTCGTGGACAGGGCTGTGAGGATGTCGTTTTGCAATGCTGCCATGATCGCCGGGATGTCGAATTTGTTGTGGCCTTTTGCTTCCATCAACGTAAATTCGAATTGCTTGTTACCACCTTCATCCAACACCAGCGGCATCACTAGGGAGCGCTGCTTACCGTCCGCGATTGCTTGAGCGGCATTCAGGTACGCTTGGTACACTGCACGCTCGGAGTCGCTGGCGCCGTTCGCCATGAACTTCGGCGGAATGTAGATGACCGGCACAGAGGCAATGTCCTTTGACACGCCAAGCATCAACTGGTCTTTAAGCAGTGTTAGCTGCTTATATGGCAGGTACACCGACTTCAGGATCGATTTACCTTCTGGGTTGCCTTTTACGCTGTCCGCAGAGAACAACATGAACTTGGAACGGTCGATTGTAATCAGTCCGTTCTGATCGGCCAGATTCATAAAGCGGGCCGAGTTTTCCATGTTCTTAATGCTCTGTCCTACGCTAAGAAGTTGGCGTCCGTCTTCTGAGAAGTTCCAGTGACGAATCGTATCCTGTGGGCGTGTGGCGAGCTTACGTAGTCCTACCAAACCATCATCGTATTTGCTACCGTTCCTTGGGAGGCGGCGACGGAATACTTTTTCTTGAATGGAGAAGCCGTATTCGAGATACGTTACTACTTCTGCCATGAATTGTTGCCATGACCCATCCATGTCCGCCATACAGCTTTCAATGAATGCTGCACGCGTCTTGTCAGTCTCAGTAGCGTTTTCGGGCGGAGCCACGTGCCACTGAACGCCAGTAATCATCATGCGGTAGATACCGAGAGATGCGGCGATTGTCGGGTCGGTCTTCATTTCCGTAACAGTTTTTAGGAATTCTGGGAATCGGAAGACTCGATTCTGTTCCTCTAGGATTCGACCGCTCATGGTCGTCAGGCCGGAGAAACCAACCTCACTCAAACTGATACGCGGGATTACTGCATTTGGATCGGCTCCAAGGCCGCTGTTTTCTTTGTCAGCCATTAGTTACCTTCCATTTCATGTAGTCGGAGTCCTCTGACGGAACCCAACCAGATTTAAATTTATCTGTTATGGTGCGTGAAGCGTTTCGACGCTGTTGTGTTGCTTACACCTACGTAGCCTTGGGAAGCAATATCAGTGTGCTCCGGTAAATGAATCCAGTACACGACTGCCATAGTGCTCCTTCTTTACTGTATATGCGTGATTGTACACTACGTACCCTTATTTGTCAACTTTTTGCCACACTACCTATTTACGGAAGATAGATAGTGTGGTAGGAAGCGTTTAAACGAACGTCGGTACAGGGCTTGGCCTTGACAAATCCGGAACAACGAAGTCAGGGATGTTCCCGTTCTTCGCTAGGTAGTTGAATGCGTCCGCACAGGCGTCAACCTGATCGTTTTTCTCCGCACGAATACCTTGGAAGTGTTCAAGCTCCACGAAGAAGTCCTCGTTCCAGTCCCCGCGTACCACGTCCACAAGCCCAGCTTCGGCCAGCGAACAGAACGGCAGGAAGCGTTGCATCTTGCTGTTGTGCCCAGAAATCGGGATGCCCTTGACCGTGATGCCCTCTTCGGCCAGCTCTTTCGTGAAGAACTGGGTAGCAGCCTTGCCGCCTCCGTTATCCTTCGGGATCGTGACAGGAACGCCCAGTCCGTCTTCCTGTTGCGCTGTGTCGATAATCATCTTGACAACGCCATCGGTCAACTTCTGGTCCCGCTTCACATGCTCCACTACGTACCGGCCCGTTTTCGTACGGCTCATCCGGACGCCAGCGGTCCAGTCAGGGTCCGGATACGTCTCACTCGGAACGGAGTGTGCCAAGTCCCACGAGCGCACACGGCCAGTCACTTCGACAGGCGCATGTTCCACCATCGTGACCCAGCTACGGTTGAAGTTACTGTTACCTTCCGGAACAGCGGTCCACGAGCCATGTAGGAATCGCAACTGCGACACACGCGTACCAGACAACAGGTTAGCGAGGTAGTCGGGGTTGTTCTTCAGCAGCACCGGATTCGAGTAGATGTCCATCGGGATAAACCGGAAGGACGTAGGCTTGAACGTAACACGCCCTTTGTTTGGATCGCGGTTCAGTCCAAACCCGTGTTTCTCGTACAGCTCATCGTGTGTATCGCCCCATAGAACCTTGCCACCGCGTACGATGAAGTAGCGGGTGCGGTTTTCTGTTCCTTCCACCGGCACGCCAGTTTCTGGATCGAGGCAGTATTGTACGAACGGGTACAGCCAGCTATTACGGTTCGGGTTGCAGGTAATAATCATACCCAGCTTCCCTTTGTATCGTGCACCACGGATACGCTCTTTCAGCGCAAGGATGTCTTCCAGTTGGAATTCAGCCCCTTCGTCCACGATAATGTTCGTTGCCTGCCAACCTTGAACCTCTTGTCGGTCCGCTGGCATCGCCACGAATTTAACGACAGCTCCGTTCGGGAAGTGCCATTCGAGCGGTTGCAGTTTGAAATCTGCACCGAACTGTTTGTAGAGGTATTTCGATTCGTCCACAAGACCGCCGACAGCTTTCAGCACTGGGTACGTCAGACGTACGATCAGCACACGAGCTGCCGGGTCTGTCATGCAGAAGTTCAGGGCTTTAAGCAGTGCCAGATACGATTTACCGCCTCCAGCTCCGCCACCGATCAGCAGCATATCGGTTGTGTTGTCCGTGAGGACCATTCGCTGCTTTTCAGAGCACGGCCCCAGAACCATTTGTTCTACCTCGTACGCCTGCTCTACGCTTTCAGGGATTGGCTTCTTTTTCGCCATGCTCTTACTCCTTATTTGGTAATGTCCTGCGTGAACAGGTACACATCCTTATCTAATGTCAGGATACGTCCGTACGAATCCGTCATCTGGATATCGTAGTAGAAGTACCCCACTTGGTTTGCTTGGGCCGCTGTCGGGGAGAATTCAACAATCCCCGTTGCCGGGGCGTTAATTACTCCGTCCACCTGATAAACCTGAGTGGTGTTATCAACTGGGTCCGGAACGGTACTGATTGTCATTTTGAATGAGCACCCGGTAAGGTTCACTGCTGCACGCGTTTTTGCGTTTGTGACAGTGAAACTATCCGGGGCTGTATCTCCACGCGTACGTGTGATTTGCATTTCGTCCTCAATCGTTGTAATTCATTTTGAACGGTACAGCATTAAGCTTCAGTTTGTACGGAGACAGCGTTAGCGTAATCGAGAACTTATCTCCCGATGCCGTGTAGTGCAGTCCACCTTCCGTAACGCCAGACACCGTTGAGCGGCCTTCAGCATTTGCGAATGCGGATGCCACAGATGCCGCGATTGCCTGTACCTGAGCTGCCGATACCGAAATACCATCTGCTCCATAAATAGCGACAGACAGTCCTCCGACGTTGGCAAGTCCCGTGGCTGCACCTGAAGCGCATGCCAGAATCACGCCGCCGCCACCGGCTTCAGACGTTCCCGACGTTGTTCCGCTCGCCGCTACGCGTGCTACGCCGTTACCTAGTCCTGAAGCTGAACCTGATGCGTTAGCTGTTGTGCTGTTTGTCGAGGCTCCACTTCCAGAAGCCGATGCACTGCCTACGGCGGATGCAATAGCGTTGTAGAATGCACTGGCAATAGCTGCTGCACTCGACGTACCGACTGCTGTGCCACTTGATGTTCCGGATGCCGGGGTAAGTGCTGAACCTTCTCCAGCCACAGACGACGTTCCTGCCGTTCCCCCGGATACCGGAACTAGTGCTGCGCTGCTTCCTGCTCCATCGCTAGAGCCTGCCGTGTTCGCCTGAACGCTCCAGACGGAGTAGGCGTTACCGGATACCGTAGCCGTGCTAGTGCTTGATCCGCTCGTCAGGTACACCGATATACCGTTTGCGGCGTTTGTAGCGCTCCCTGATGCATTCCCACTCGTGTAGAACAGACTAAGCGTCGAGCTAGATAACGTAGACGTTCCTCCTGAGCTGCCAAAGGCGTTGTAAACCGCCGCTGCCAGTGACGACAGACTTGCCGTTCCTGTAGAACTACCTGCTGCCGATACTACAGTGACGCCCGACTGATCGCTGTATGCTACAAGCATACGACGCTGTGGAGGTTTAAACAACTGCCACGGGTTGTCACTCAAGCTAACCATCTCTGCGTCCGCTATAGCGCGTGTCCACACCACCACGAGCATCAGCCCTCCGGTATTCCACAACTGTGTACCAGTCTGTCGAGAACCGATCCGTAACGCGATGTCTACGCCGGGGGTAACTGGGGCTCCCGTTAATGCGACGCCCGGAATAAGAACCCCGTTTTGGAAGGCTACCGTCCTCGTTGGAGAAACCACCCCGCCCATCGTGAAACCACGAGACATTTCCGATAGGGTCATGGCCACGGGGGAGGTTGCCCGACCTGTATTCGCCTTACTGGAGTTGAACGGGATTAGGTCGACTTTGCCGCTGTCTATCCGAAACTGAAAATACCGGCCCGCCGAGTTGTCCATGTCCATTGCGGACTGGATGGCAGACGTAGAGAGGCAGCTTCCTACGGCAAACAGGGAGTAGCTCGGAGAATTCACCGTCCCCTTGGAGGGAAGGTCGTATATTGCGCCTGTTCCAGCGGCGATTCGGGCGCCTGTGCCGAGCGACGTGTTGGATTGGATAACGTTCGGTGAGGCATATGGGACTGTGGGGGCTGTAACCACAGTCCCGGTGCCATCAACGTATGAGACATAACCATACGCCTGATCCGCGTGCATGAGGCACACGGTCATGTCCTTGGTGATTGGATTGTCCCAGTCGATGAACAACGCTTCCCCCGGCGAGGGTTGCGTTGTTCTAACTCGACGTTTAACGGTCAATGCCATTATGTATATTGCGCCGCTGCTGCTAGCGCCTTCACTGTCCAGTTAGCCGAAATCGTCTGACCGGAACGGTTTTGTAGGTACACGTTATACAGTACTGGCATCAATTCCGACACGCCGGATTGGAATAGATAGTTCTGATTGGCTGTCAACGCTTTCGGGCTGACGAATGTACCTGCCCGCATTGTAAACGGGATATAAGAAGCAGCACTTGTATCGATATCCGGAAAGTTAACTCCGTCGATAGCTGGAACAAGATACAAGTCGGCGATAGTGGTACCTGCTGCGATGCCTGTTGTTGTTGCCCACTGAGCTGTCAGCGAAAATAGTGCTGCAAACATGTCAGCAGCATTTCCACCTACCCGGCAGTCAAGAGTTCCAACGAGAGATGCAGCTCCACTCACAGTGGACGCACCTGTGGATGTTAGTGTTACGATTGCCTGCTCTTTTAGCAGAATATTCCCGGCCATTATTCATTCTCCCATGCGTCTAGCACATCTCTTGCGGTCGGGTTAGGGAACCCGATAAACTCTGCACGACTAGCTGGTTGTTTTGCCCTGTTTACAAGGTCATCAACTTCGGTTTGTGTGCAGATTCCAGTTTGTACCCAAGCGGCCAACATCCCTTGGATGTCAGCCTCTTCGATGTGAATAGGATCACCGGATGCAAATACGTCGCGTACAACCAAACAAGATGCCCTGCAAGGATGTTCTGTATCGTTACTAGCATCCACGATTTTTGCGTAAGGGCCAGCAGCGGCCCATGCTTTAGCCGTAGTAGAGCGCAGAGGGCGTACCATCATCTCTGTCAGCTCATTAAGCATCCCAACTACTTTTGCAGGGTCATGCGGGAGGTACTCTGCGTATCCGTTCCCTTTAGGGTCGTTTTCCAACTCCGCTTTCAAGTTGCTCAACATACTTGCACCCTCTTATCAGTCTTCAGTTACGAGATTTGGAGCTGTCGTAATGCGAGGCTGTACGCCGACGTTCATTACGATGTTCGGTGTCAGCGTGCCACTGTACAGAAGCTTTCCTGCGCCGGATGCGGATGTACCGATACCGAAGTGTGTTAGGGCAGCTCCCGGCGCGGCTGTGCACTGGCCGAAGTCAGCGTTGGCTACGAGGTTCACTGCATTGGCAGTGACGGTAAAGCCAGCAGACGAGCGTGCTACTGCAAGACGTGCGTAGCCTGTGTAAGCCGTCTCGTTGGTAGCCTGCGAGCCTGTGTCGCCCGGATCAGCCGTGTGCAGCGACAGGTACAGGTTGCCAGTCGTGCCTGCTGGCAGAAGCCCGGTTGCGTCCCCGATAAGGGCTACTCCGACGTTATTGAAGACCAGCTTCAGCAGGTCGTTTTCCCATGTATCTGATTTGCTCATTTGTAGTTCCTTTTGGTTAGATTCGGGGCAGAAGCCCCATGCGAAAAAGCCGCCCCAGCATCGAGGCGGGAGCGGCATTTATTGGCATGCCCGGAATCGAATCGAACGTTCCGCAGTCAGGTTTGGAGCCCAACTCGCCGCCTTGGTACATGCGGGCATATTGTGTTATACTGTCCGTGGGCCTGCTCTACGGTTTGGCTCGTAGGCAACAAAACTCATTCAATCCAACTGGACGATTGAGCGCTGTTCGATCCTTGTTCCTGAGTTCTTACAGGAGGCTCCCGGAGGGCTGCATTCGTGCAGCCCTCCGTCATTTGGCACCCAGCCTTGGTAACGCTCCAAGCCACCCACTTTCAAAGAGTGGTATCTGCCCTTGTCGATTTGCCGGGAATTGTTCTGTGGTACTGAATGATGGTAACGATCCACCGTCTATCGCTTATCAAGCGAGTGCTCTGCCATTGAGCTAATCCAGTAACGAGCGGCAGTTATCCTTCACTGCCAGATATGTACCGTTAGTACCATCACGCCGTTCTTCGCTGCGCAGCAAATTTACGGCCAACCTATTTTGGCGAAGGGTGAAGGAATCGAACCATTACCTGTTCCTCACAAGTACCAAGGATTTCAAGTCCTCTTTGCGTCCTACGCGGCACCCTCCATATTCAATTTTGGCGGAAGACTGACATCCCGACTGCCATACGCTCGACACGTACCAAAGGCTTAGCAAGCCCCGCCAGCGCCCCGGCTGGTTAATCTTCCATATCTGGAACCAAACCATAGAATCGAACTATGTATCTGCGGTTCGTAGCCGCTGAGCGGGAATCCACCCGGTCTGGTATTGTTACTTGCCTGTACGTTCGTACTGAGCTTTTCGCTGCTCTGGCGTACGCTTCTTCTTACTAGCGTACATCGCTTTATAAGCAGCAGTGCATTCATCGCATCTGCAACCTTTCGCGTAGGCGTTCGTCGTTCCGCATTTTGACGGGAGCCGACTTCTTGACGCTGCATAGTTGCAGACCTTGTGACTGAAGGAGATGTTGTCCATCGAGAAGAACAGGTTTACAGGGTCTTCGCTATCGAGCCAATCTTCCTTATGTTCAATCGAGAACGTTTCACGACTCATCGGCTTTCCGCACCTGTAGCACGCATTTTGCCCAGTCGTTAGTACAAAGTGGTACAGAATGTCTTTACCTAGTTTCGCATGCGCTTTACTTGCGCTCATTCCGAGTTGTTTCGATTTCTTGTCTTCAGTCATAATATCTGGATACGCTAACCGGAGTTGAACCGGCCTATCTCGTTTTGCAGACGAGTACCTACATCCGCTCGGCCATAGCGTACTTTCTGGTGGACCTGTGGGTAATCGAAACCCAGCATCGCTCCGTGCAAGGGAGGACGACGTAACCTACGCTCAAGCCCAATGTTCGTCACGTTAATTTATGTAGACGCTGCGTGTCAGCGCCGTTGGATGGTAGTCAGTGAGTATTTCGAAAACTCGACCTTCGCCTTGTAAGGGCGCTGCTCTTCCTCTGAGCTAACCGACCGTTGTTTGGTATTCCCAGCGGGATTCAAACCCGCGTCCAAGGATTGAAAGTCCGAGTGTCCTAGATCGCTAGACGATGAGAATATGGTGCGTGCAGAAGGAATTGAACCTCCACCGGGTCGTGCCCACCACTGTTTTACAGACAGCGCCGACTTAACCAATATTCGGCTTACACGCGTTGTTTGGTGCGCCCCGATGGTAACGATCCATCCTCGAATGCTTTTCAGGCAAACGCTAATCCATCTCAGCTAGAGGCACAAATTCACTTACGCCAAAGCCCGGAGGGGCTAGTCCCGGTATTTCGTGGTTCATGAGGCCACGGTAGCCATGTAGGATAGCAGCCTCACCAGAGCTTGGGAATCGAACCATCTGCTATCGTTGTGCGTGAGCGGTACATAACCGGGCCTCACTACTTTGGAGTAAATAAATTTTGGTGTGACGTTGAGTTTCGATCTCTATCCACCTGTTTCACAGACAGGTATGCTCCCATTACACTATCGTCACCACTGTTGGTACGGACTGTGGGAGTCGAACCCACAAAATCTTGCTTCTAAGGCAAGCACGTAAACCAGTTCCGTCAAGTCCGCATTGTTCGTGGCCGATTTTCTTTACGGGTACGGACCAACCCGCCTAAGGTAGCGATTCTCAGGGTACTCTGCCCTGCACGGGCCGAGACTTGGAGCAGGATGCCGGGATCGAACCGGCCTCAACGACTTGGAAGGACGCGGCACAGCCACTATACCAATCCTGCTTTGTTGGTTTCAGGCGCAAGATTCACTTGCCTTGGAACTGCCAGCTTTGTACGCTGACAACCCTACTTCTGGCGCGATGTATCGGTTTCGATCCGATTACCCTCTGCTCGACAGGCAGACGCTCTCCCGATTGAGCTAACACCGCATATTCTTACATTAGCTTCCGCATCAGGCGGAAGTTGTTTGCTACCACTACGACGTACACTGCGCAAACAGCACCCAGCAGCCACGGGAACGGCAGCAGGAATGTGCAGGCTAGAGCTAGTAGCACAGCCTTCGGTACAGCGAGGCCAGCAAACGTACCTAGATGCTTAATGAACAACGACATCAGCGGGTTTGCCTCGGAGGCTACGCCTGCATCGATCAAACTTTTTGTAGAGTACCCGTCACACATCTGAAGCACACAGAGGACTACAAACAAAATGGCTGACATGCTATTCCTTTATCTTGGCTCCGTACCTTGGAATCGAACCAAGCTAAACTCTGCTTAACAGGCAGGCCCATGCGCCATGCTCGGGTTGTACGAAATTGTAAGTTACCTCTGTGTCCAACTCTCGGCCGTATAGGAAGGATGTGGTTGGCGACACTGAGGCGGTATTGGTTGCGGATGAGGGATTTGAACCCTTCTTTCGGGTTATGAGCCCATTGTGCTACCGTTACACCACACCGCAATTGTTCGGAACTACACTTAAAGGCTGTAGGCACCTGTAATTTCCTGTTTCTTGGTATTACTACCTCAGTGAGAGTAGATTAACTCACGCCGCTTCTGCGATTGCTCTGCTACAGCGACAAGTAGGATATTACCATACGAAGCACTACTTGTCAAGCTTTGCGCTAACGCGCTGAATTCTGGTCAGGGATGCAAGACTCGAACTTGCGTCTCAGGCATCCAAGGCCCGCCGATTAACCGCTATCCTAATCCCTGAAAAGAGTTTAACGACATACGTTTGTTGGTCGGGACATTCTCGGATTCCGCTACGCCAGTTCATCACGAGTCTCAACTGGAAAGCGTTCTGGTGCCGCCTGTAGGATTTGAACCTACGTGGATTTCTCGCCGGGTTACAAAGCCGGTGCTTTCGACCTCTCAGCCAAAGCGGCAAATTCGTCCCGGTTACACCCTCCGGGGCTACACTTAAAGCCGGTAGCTGCCTAGCTGTTAGTCCCGCTTACTTTTACGGGGACGCCGAAGCGCCAGCGGGCAACCAACCCAAGGAGAACATCGGAAGAGTAGTCGCCTACGACAACACTGGAGCAATCCGTAGCGTGTCGTTTCGGGGACAGGTGTACGCCGGGAGAACATGCAACGAGTTCTCCTTCGAGATATGGATCAACCTCCTTTCGGAATTGAAACAGTGGCGACTACTCTAATTCTGCAACCAGCGGTTTGTTCTGGATGCTTTATCTGTTACGTACTGAGAGTATACAGTACGCAGCTCTACTTGTCAAGTTTTACGCACTTACGTGGTTCCACGTGATACCCTTCGCAATGCTGTACACAGTGTAATACTTAAAACCTGTAGCCTTTGCTACCTCGCCGGGTGTTGCACCTGTCGCGAGTGCTTGCTTGATCCTGCGGGCATCGTCGTTTGTGAGCACAGCATTCTTACGCTGCTCTCCGAGCTTGTGAAGCCCGTTTTCAATCGAATGCGCAACGTTGTCTTTGTAATCGAGCCATTCCAGATTGCTTACGTTGTTGTTGAGCTTGTTTCCGTCCTTGTGGTTCACTGTCGGCAGGTCATCCGGGTTTGGAATGAAGGCTGTAGCAACGATGCGGTGAATGTACACTTTCTTGTTCCCGACCTTGTTCAATGCCAAGTACCCAGAGCTGATGATACCCGGACGAAGCCAGCGACAGTGCATGTGGGACCACACCTTGCCATCCCGTGTCACGGACCACGCGCCATTAGATTCTAGCACCGGGCGGGATTCAAGCGCTTCGAACTCCGCTATACGCTCCTTGCGCGCGATCTTCTTCTGCTCTGCCGCATCAACAACTTCTTTACCAACTTTAGCGACTCGCTTCTCACGCTTCAGGGTCTTACGTACGAGACGAAGTTGCTCTACGATATCATCCCGTCCGCTTGCTGCGTACGTTTTGATAGCAATGTGAAGGGCTTGACGCGAAACGCCTTTGGCCCGTTCTACAGCTTCGTCCAAGGTTAATTCACTCCAGCTCTTCGCCATTTTCTACTCCTTGGGTTAATGTGTTCATGCTTCTTGGATGGTGTGCATATCAAGGCGAGGGGCGGAAGGCTTCTTCGCTACGTCTCCGGGGACGAGCGGAGTGCTAACACCCTTCGCCTTGATTTCTGCGATCTGACGGTTCAGTTCGTCCTTGTTGATCTGGTCCGTGATACGAATCTTCAGATCGAGGATCGTTTCTGCCAGCTTCAATCGCTCCTTCAGCGTCAGCTTGTTTTCTGCGTCAGCCAGCGACTCAGCCATCAGGTCAATCGCATCGATTGTTACCTTGTCCAGTGATTTTGCGAGGTCAGCAAGTTCATGCTTCTTCTTCACGAAGATTTGCCCCTCTCGTAGTGCTACTGCCATGTGTTACTCCTGAAAGTTCCTATTATAATTCACGATCCCATTTTTGTCAACTTTAAGCAACACTGCTATTGACTTTACTTTAGTTATATCTATAGTAGTACTTAACTACCTATTTATTGTTCCCCTTCAGGGAACATATAGTAGTAGTTTATAAATATTACTTCTTTATTGTTTCTTTACTCCCTCACTCGCTGCGCTCGTTCGGTCGTATGTTACACTACGTACCTTCGTTTGTCAAGACTTGACAGGTAGGAAGAAGTAATATATAATGTTTCTTACTAATGTAAAGGAGGTAGTAATGAACAACACCGTAACACAGGAAGTAGCAGTACCTACCGCACCGACCTTCAAGGTCTACTTCCGCAATGCGGACGGATCGCTGGGTCAGGTCAACGCGATCAAGAAGGATCACAAGGATGCAATCCTCGCTGTCAAGGAACTCTTGGTAGCAGAAGGGGATTGTCTTACAAACAAGGCGGTACTCGCCGTAATCGAAGGAGGAATGCAATGAGCGACATCATCTATCAAGACATCACCGAAACCAACATCGTCACGTTCCTGAAGGAACTGGAACTGAAGATCATGGATGGCTGGGCCATCAGCAAGTCGAATCCGGGCGATGTCGTAGGGCTCTGGGGTGGCACCTACACCGTGACGATGGAGCGCAGCAACGATACCGTACAGCGCCTTCGCACGAACGTGGGCAGTGTGCAGGAACAGACGCCGAAGCAGTCGAAAGCTGACAGTTTGGCAAAAGCTCGTCAAGCTCGCTGGGGCAAGCCAGAAGGAAAATAAACGGTTGATGTGCGGAAACAACACAGCAATAAAAATTCCTGTTCCGTTTCCGCACGGATACGGCATAATTCTTCCTGTCGGCAACACGCCGAGAACAAATAACCTACACTTGGAGAAGTAAAGAGATGAGCAACCTGTCGATCCTGCGCAATTCGCTGAAACTGAACGCCGATGTCATCACCCTGCTGCACTGCGCCATCAAAGAGTTCAAGACCGAAGCAGCAGCATGGAAGAATCAAGGCGAGACGGCGTATTTCGTGGAAGCATGCGTGGATCGCCAGAAACATGAGCGGAAACTGGAGAAGGCTGTCGAGATGCAACGCCGCATCAAGGCCGAGGTTTCCACGATCTTCCGCAAAGAGCGCATCCGCCGCAAGTACCTGAAGGTGTTCGGCAAACTGCCGGAACAGAACCTCCACACGACGCAAGAGCAGGAAGCCATGCTCGACACGCTGCTGGCGGAACAGAAGGTGGACTTGGCCCTCGTGTTCGCAGATACGCAAGTTGTAAAAACTGCTTGACCGTCTAGGTTTTATACGTGATAATCCTTCCATCGCAACTCAACGCATGGAAGGACATCATGAAAAAGCTCATCGGATATACCCGCGTATCGACCAAGGAACAGGGCAAGACCAAAAACGGTCTGGAAGCACAGGCAGAGGCAATCCGCCTGTTCGCCCACTACAACGGCTACGAGCTGATCGAGATCGTTCAGGAAGTTCGTACGGGTGCCGACGACGAGCGCCCTGTGCTGGCCGAAATCACGAAGCGGGCCAAGAAGATCGGCGCATACGTCGTCGTCAACAAGCTTGACCGCCTCTCCCGTGACGCCGTGTTCATCCTCACGTACGTCCGCGACAATCCCCGCACGATCGTGACCCAACTGGGTGAGGACGTTGACCCGTTCACGCTGCACATCTACGCCGGTTTGGCGGAGAAAGAGCGCACGATGATCGCAGAGCGCACCAAGGCCGGTTTGCAGGCCAAGAAAGCCCGTGGCGAGACGCTTGGGGCTACCGCCGCTGTCCGTGCGAAAGCTGTGGCATCGGCCGCTGTCGCCGTCAAGGAACAGGCCGACGCGTTCGCTGACAAGCTCCGGCCGATGGTTCAGCGAATGATCCTCGCCGGGATGTCGTACAGGGCGATGGCGAACGAACTGAACTCCATGAAGGTAAAGACCGCCCGTGGCGGCGATTGGCACGCCATGACCGTCAAAAACCTCGTGGAACGCTTCGAGGTCGCCTAAAAGCGCCGCAGGCGGGCCGCAAAAAATTTTTATGTGCCGGGAGTCCCGGCTTTTCAACCAAAGGAGAAGAAAATGAGTGAAATTAACATGACCGCAATCGCGTACGCTTCCGGCTTCATGGTTGCCGCGCACGCGGGCCAGAAACGGAAATACACGGGCGAGGACTACGCCGTGCACCCGAAGCGTGTATGCGAGATTCTAGACGCTCACGGACACCGTGACATGGACGTGCTGGTTGCGGCACTACTGCACGATACGGTCGAGGACACGCACATCACGCAGGAACAGATCATCGAGTATTTCGGCAACGACGTGGCCGTCCTCGTGGGCTGGTTGACGAAAACGGAGTGGGATGCTCCAGCGCCGCCTCGTGCAGAGCGCAAAGCGTTTGAAATCTCTCGCCTGAAGGAAGCCCCGGCCATCGTTAAGACGATCAAGCTGGCGGACCGATACGACAACCTGCCGTCCGTCATCGAGCACGACCCGAAATTCGCTCCCGTCATCGTTGCGGAGACGCGTGAGCTGCTGGACGGAGCCCTCGTCGGCGGTTGCCCGGTATTGTGGGGTAAGCTGGACGAGATTGTCCGCAAATTTCAGCAACAAAAGGCTTGACGGAACGCGTAAGTAGCACTACAATCCTCTCTACCAACTAACCAAGGAGAACAGAATGAACACGATGCAACAAGAATTCGACGCAGTTGTCGCCCACCTGTACGCGCAAGGTCGCCCCGCGATTGACAGGAGCAATCCAGAGACGGTCGCCTGCTTCTACCGCCAGCCGAACTCCACAAATAAATGTGCAGTAGGTTGCCGTATCCCTGACGCGGTGTACACGCCCGAGATGGACAAATCCACGGACGAAGGCGGCACCAGCGTCAGTAGTCTTATCAAACGCTTTGGTGATGTATTGCCGCCTGAAATCAAGGAATACGAAGAAATGTTCAGCAACTTGCAAGTTGTCCACGATAGCTGCTTGCAGAACAGTGACGGGACGTTCAATATCTCGCGCTTGAACGAAGAGCTGAGCAGAGTTGCACTCCGTTTCGACCTGACCTTCACCGTACCGCAATAAGGAGAGCAAAATGCAAGAACGTACCACTGCCAAAATGGTCATCAACGAAGAGGGCGCACGCCCGATCAAAATCTGGACGAAGGATGTCGAGCCGGAAGCGCTGACGCAGCTCAAGAACCTGTCCCGCCTGCCGTTCATCGCCAAAGAAGGCGTGGCATGCATGCCGGATGTCCACGCGGGCATCGGTTCGACGGTCGGCACGGTCATTGCGACGGACAAAGCTGTCATCCCGGCTGCTGTCGGCGTCGATATCGGTTGCGGCATGGTCGCTACCCGCCTGTCCCTGAAGGCACACCAGCTTCCGGACTCGCTGGCACGCATCCGCAGCGAAATCGAACGTGTCGTCCCGATGGGCACTGGCGGCGAACACAAAGATTACCAACGTGGTAACACTGCCCTGTTCGGCAAGATGCCTGAGAGTGTTTCCGCTGTGTTTGGCGGAGACGGTTTGAAAGCTATCGTCAAGGGAGGCAAGCAGATCGGCACGCTCGGCTCCGGCAACCACTTCATCGAAATCTGTATCGACCAGAATGACGATGTATGGGTCATGCTGCACTCCGGCTCCCGTGGTATCGGCAACATGATCGGTACGTATTACATCAACAAGGGAAAGGAGCTGATGAACCAGTTCCACATTACCCTACCGGATGGCGATCTGGCCTACCTGCCGGAAGGGACCGACCTGTTCGAAGACTACGTGGCTGCTGTCCAGTGGGCACAGGACTATGCGATGGAAAACCGCAAGGCGATGCTGCAAGCCGTGCTGGACGTGCTTCGCAAGGAGATTCCGGTAACGTTCGGCATCACAGAAGAGGCGATCAACTGCCACCACAACTACGTTACGAAGGAGAACCACTTTGGGAAGAATCTCTGGATTACCCGAAAGGGAGCCATTAAAGCGGGGAAAGACGATCTGGGCATCATTCCCGGAAGCATGGGCCAGCGTTCTTATATTGTGCGAGGCCGGGGAAACAAGGAATCGTATTGTTCGTGCTCTCACGGAGCGGGGCGTAAGATGTCTCGAAGCGCCGCCCGAAAGAAGTTCACCCTCGCTGACCTTGCCGCTCAGACCGCAGGAGTGGAATGCCGAAAGGACGACGCCGTACTGGACGAGATTCCGGGCTCGTACAAGGACATCGACGTGGTGATGGACAACCAGAAGTCCCTCGTGGAAGTGGTGCACGTCCTGAAGCAAGTGATGTGCTGCAAGGGAGCGTAACGTGGATGTCGATGAGCTGAAAATCAGGCAGCGAGAGGCCGATGAGTTCTGCGTAGCGCACCTTATGGAGTGTTGCCGGGAACTCGTGGAGTGGTCAAGAACTGGCATACTCTGCGAAGGTAAGGTGCGTAAGCTGGCTACCATGTTTGCACATTGCTCGGACAGTGAGATGACGCAGTTGCGCATCGCTGAACGTACCGTCCAGATGGCAGCGGTTGAACTCGTAGGCTTGAGAGGGATTTGATGCGACTGCTACTGGCCCTGCTGGTAGTGTTGCTTACGGGCTGTGGCGGAGGGAATGTTCCTCCGTCCGCCTGCCACTACGAGCCTGTCAACATACAAGAGCTGCGCAGGGAATGTCACCCGGTCGGGAACGACCCTTGCGCTTACGTAACAATGGACGAATACACGTACAAGGCGGCGAACGTCGTGTGCGAAGGAGAAAAGAAATGAATGTGAAATTGGCTGCGAAGGCCGTAACATATACGGTAGCGTTGATGGTAGCGGTTGCTATCTGCATGCTGCTGATGTTTTGGACGAAAGGTTTGTTCGCAATCCTGTTCGTTTTCGGTTTCGTGACGTGGTTCATGTACGTAACGCTGGAACGGCGTGAACGCATGAAAAAGCGGAGGTTGTCATGATCGGCGTCGTATTCGCGTTCCTGCTGGGTTGCGTACTCGGCTTCAGCCTCGGCGGACTGTTCGAAGCGGGGAAGAAATGAACGCTGTCAACCACGGCGGTTGGAACGTAGAGTGGCTTACCAAGGACGGGCGTGGATGGATTCAGTTCGCTGGTCCGTACGAAGATAAGCGGGAAGCGAAGCGTGTCTGCGATGCATGGAAAATTACCAGCCCGAAGATTGAGTTCCGGGTGTACGAAGAGTTGACATAAAGGAGAATTAGATGAACAAACTGAAAGAAATCGCAACCGTAGCATTGGGGCTCATCCTGATGAATGACTTCACCCGCTTCCTGTTCACGGGACTGGCTGCAATCGCTGCTTTCGCTCTGCTGGTGTTCCTCGTCATGACGTTCAAGGTAGTAGCGTTCCTCTTCTTCTGGGGTATGGCGCTGGCGTTGGGCGCAGCAGTGGCGATGGCCGTGGGCTACATGGTCTGGGCCATGATCGAATCATGAACGGGCTACCCTACAAGGACACGTTCGCTGCGAAGGGTAGCGAACTCTTCCGTGCACTGACGGAAGGCCCGGAGAAAGACCGGGCGAAGGCAGCTAAGGCTGTTTACGATGCAACCACGGAACGTATGTACGCTCTGCTGAAACCAAAGGAGAAGGTATCATGACAAACTACAAATTCGAGGTAGGACAGCGAGTCCAGATTCACGGACTGCCTGATTTCTCCGCCGACTGCATCTACAACGGCATGGAAGGTACGATTGTATCGCTCCCCGGTTTCAACCCTATTGCGAAGAAAGCGTATGCCGTCCTCATCGACGGCCGTGGCATCGAGCTTGCTATCGATACGTACCTCCGACTCGCTCCGCCGCAGGACCGTAAAGACCTTGACAAGAAAACGTCGTGGGCAGAGTTCGATGCGACCACTGGCTACCGTTCCATCCGGTTCCGTCGTTCCAATCCGGGCGTGTCCGGGGACACGGATTATTGACGTATGGCCCAAACCAAGGAGAAATACGAATACGAGGCTCACACCTTCGACCTCCGGGTCGGAGGGAAGCAATGGTGTACTGGCTGTGGACTCGTCGGCCTGAACAACCCGTTCACCGACTGGGCCGTACGTATGGGTTGCAACCATCGGCTCCATCCCTCGTACGATAACAAACGCTACGAGCTTACCAAACTTTTCGATTGAAAGGAAAACATGCTAGCTTCCCTATTGGCTCGCCTCCGCGAGCTTTTCAGGAACGACAGGATGCCGCCTACCGGCATGGCTCCCGCTTGAGTCCGCTCAAAACGTTCCGGCCCAATGGGCATAACATTCCTCTTGCCCGTCTCCATCCGGGTGTTCCATCCGGGGCTCACGCCGACCTCGTACCGATGGAACCTTTCGCCCCGCCTCGTGTGGGGCTTTTTATTGCCCGAAACAATCGTAACTCCTTGATTTTACTAAAAAAATTTTTAGAAATACGGCCTCTTCCGCAACGTCCATCGCCAATGGCGAAAATTTATCACGCCAATACGGCAACTTTTTCAAGCTTTCTCCTATGAAACACGTTCTCGAAGATATGCTCGAAAAGGGTAAAAACCTCGGAGGGCGAGGGGATGGCTTAACCCGTCGCCGGGGGCGTGTTTTGGGGTCTGGAACGCACCAGAAATATCACAGAGGGGCCGTCAGGGGTCGGACAGGGGAAATGCCATCGGCACAGAGAACGGCGCTATGGCCCCTCTAAACGCGTCTATGGGCCTGTGTATAAAACCTAGAGGAACGTCTGGTCTGTGGACATCCGCCATACCAATGTGGACAACTTTCTAGGCCATTGGCCCGTGCATGCGCCTACGGCTTGCGTACAGGCCCGTAGAGGGCCGAACGATGTCCCGTTGATGTCCGCACTAGGGCACGATCTGTAAACGCCTCATAGCTCGTTTAAACGATTATAGTTCTGGCCTATGGCCTAGTGCCAGTCGATAGGGTTTGGCTGGGGCCAATGGCCCATGTATGCAATTTCCGTGCCAAGAAAGAGCGTTTCAATGTGCCGGGGCTAAACAACCCCGCCGCCCGTCTGTCATTGGATACACATATGAGCATGTCTAGTGCCATAGGCACAGGTTATTATGTACCTGCCCTATGGGCATGGCGTATGCCATAACCTATGGCTATGTGCTATTAATTCGCCGTAGGCGATAGTATTTCTGTATGAGGGGATGATATAGGGATGATGAATAGATAGGACTAGGGCCAATGGCCTAGCCGTATAAGGGGCCAATGGCCCATGTTTGACCCCGTTCAAGGGGTCAAGGGGAGGGAAGAGGGACGAGGGGCCATAGGCCCATGAGATATGTTCTGTGCCTATGGCACTAGAGTATGTTGATAACCGTTGCGAATAACAGCCCTGTATGTACGAATGAATAGAGGCGTTTAGAGGCGTTTAAACGGGCTCGCCTATGCCAGCGTACCAGCGTGATAGCGTTCGTTGAATGTAGGCCCGTTCTGATGCGTCCTAGGGCCATTGGCCCATGTAGCGCTACGTACCATATGCGGATGGGCCTTGCAGACAGGGCTGTATGAGGGGTCAAGTACCAGTACGTGAGTCATCAAGTATTGACTAAAAGAAATGGCCCGGTACAGCTTACGCCGTCCGGGCCTTTGGCCTATTCGCCTATTTCCAGTTCCACCAAATCCGGGATGTTCACCCAAAGCATGCCGGAACGATCGTTATCGTAAATCCGCATACCTGCATTAGTAGCATCAATGAGCATAACGTTAGAAGCGTGGACGGTGTAATCCTGGCCGTTCTGGTGCGTGTACGTGTATTCGGCCGTGACGGGGGCTGCATCCTCACGCGTAATCGTGATGTCCGTAATTTCCGATAAAAGCGGACCATGCACGATATTATCGTTAGCCGTGAATACGATTCGCTTTCCGCCAGCCGGGTACGGCGTTAGATGAATCTTTTCAACGTTGCTTACTTTGACGCTGAAAAGGAGCCCGGTATAGCGGCATTTAAAGCCGTAGTCGATTTTCATTTGATTTCCTTTCAAATCGTGATTTGAGTAATGATGTCTTTAATGCACATTGCCATAAATTCAGCTTCGGACAGAATAAGCGTTTTGACGTCTTCCGCATCCCGTTCACGGAAATACGGTGCATCTTTGTAATTGACGCTAACGCGCACGGTAATGGTTTTCTCTTTCTCTTCCCAGTATGAGCCCGGATAACCAGACGCATACATTTGGATTTGGATTAGTGCACCGTCTGAGAACCAATCATTTTCGTATTCATACCATGCATCAAGTAATTCATCGTCCGTCTGAAAGTCAAAATCAGACGGCAACTCCTTATCAGACTTGAACGCGTTAAAACAATCTTTGGATTGCTCATTAACGAAGTCTGTCTGTTTCTCCGTGATGTGGAAGGACGAATCCAAATTAGACATAACAAGCAATGAGACGCTAAATCCACCGTCTTGACGCGGCATCCATCCGCTAACGTAATTGCCTTCAATCTCGGACAATTGAACATCGCCGTATGCCTCACAACGATGTGTGACGACATCGGAAAACGATAATTGAATGTTCGTTGCGAGAACATGCAATTTATCCTGTACCAGTGCAGGAACAGACGATTTAAAGTTTTTCATGTTATTCGCCTTTCTTTGATAACAACATGGTTGCGGCAAACTTGATTGCCGTATCTTCCGGGTTCCATTCGTAATGCGGTTTGGAGATTTGCCCGGAGATGCTACGCGATTGCGAGTAATACAGTTGTTCCGTGTCGGCGTCCAAAACTTCAGCGTACGTTGCCCCGTATTTGTTGATTTGGAGATTGCGCACGACGTTAAGGCCCGCTTCAAACAGGTTAGAGCCATGCGTCACTTTCACGATTTCATTACGGAACACGTAACGGGTTTTCAGGCGCAACGGCGCATCTTTGGTTTTGCCGTTGTTCATTACGATTTTGCTAGTCATGTTATTTCCTCTTGGTTCAATTGATTACTTGGTATGAAATGAGATTGCATTCGGTATCGCCTTTGATACCGGCAATCTTCGTTTTTGTATTGATGCAAAACGTCCTAGTCATCGTGTACAGCTTATCGCCCACGATACGCGACGGAATCGCTTTGCTAACCGTTTTGCCATTAGGCCGGATGATTTCAATATCGGCCAATGCGTTAATCTTGCGAGCGTTGCCGCTACGCATGCGAGTTTGTTTCATGTTCGGTCCTACGTTAAGAGAATCTGACATAGCGCACGATGCATGCGCTATAGCTGATTAGCTCTAGTCCTCATCAAATCCGAAATTGCGCTTTTCTTCGTCCGTCATCAGGTCAGGACAAAGCGCCCACAAATCACCATCTTGATGCAACGTCCAACGCCTGCCGTCCTTTTCGTAATAGGCGTTGTTTAGTACAGTTTCCCATGCTTCCCAGTAAAATTCCGTTTCCGGGCCGTTTGCGAGAATACCTCTATCGTCCATCGACACATGCCAGTCAACAGCGTTAAATGCTTCTACGAAGTTTTGCGGAATGTAAATGCCTCGTGCCGAATCAAGCAAAAGAGAAACGGCCGGAATTGGTGCGATGTTCATTTCGATTTACCTTTCATTGGTGAAATTGTCGCTCATTTGAATTCCCCTTAGATAGTATTGCCGTCGATGTCGAATTCATATTCATTAGCGACAATCATTTCTTCGATTGCCTCATCCGACATTTGATAATCGTATTCATCATTCAGGCGTTTATAAATCCAATCGGCAAAGTCTCGCAACGCTTGTGTAACGTCATCCTCTACCGATTCGATATTGCGGTAATCATCGCCGTTATACGATACGTCAACAGACATACAACCCGAATGTTGATAATGCCCGCGTTGCTTCGTGGTTGCCGATAGGCGATAGAAGCAACGTTTCTGAATCGCTTGCAATTCCTTTGCGATACGCTGCAATTCAGTATCTTGAGGGGCGTACGCTTTGACAGCCTGATATGCCCCTTTAGCGTAGCTGTAGCGTCCCTCAAAACATGCCCCGTCACCTTGTGACGCGAACCCGCTAAAGTAAATCGACGGGGTATGTTTGCCTTTACGGTCCAATTCGATACCGATAAGCTTTGCCACGCTATCCGCATCAGAATAAACGTCGTCATACCAATCGCTATCCGTGCACGTGTTCTCCCGCATCCAGTCGCGTGCTTTGGATTTGGCATCGTCGGACAGCTCGTCATACTTGAAAACGTCTTTAATGATTTGTCGCATTTTGATACCTCGTGTTAGTTAATCCGTAAATGCCCACGTTTGATAATGGGCATTGGCTGATTAGCTTATCGGTCGTAGAAATAATAACCGTCGTTTTCAAAGAATCCGGACATTAGCAATTCTCTTGAGTAGTGTTCCCAGTCGATATAAGAAAACATAGGGTGATTATCATCAATCATTCCGGAATCAACTGCGTATTCCATACCGAAGTCACTAGGCGAATCATACTTACCACGAAACGCATCACGGGCCGTCTCGAAATCCGCATCACCACAGTTGCCGATATACGCCGCCCACATTTCCCGGTCTGATTCGTCCAATGCGGCAAGCTCGAAAACCTTTTCGTCAATCGATGATTCGGAAATCAAATCGTTTGGAATGTCTTCCCAATCTTGAAACATGAATTCCGGATCGCTTTCCATCGCATGCAATTCCTTGCATGCATCGTAGAATTCGTCTCTATCGGCGTAATCTTCAATGTCCAGCCATGCACCGTAAAGATTGCCGCTATTGTATTTGCCGTACGTGCCGACATAAACGCGCATAGTCATTTCATTCCCCCTTATTCACCGTACGCCGATTCGATTTGATTGCCGCAATACTCGCAAATCAAGTCTTTATCTTCCCAATTGATATCACATACCATTTCACCGTTATGTAATAAGTCACGCGATACGCTTTTGTACTCTTTCCGTGCGCAATCCATGCAAATGCAATCGCCGTCTTTATTCACGAAGAAAAGCGGATAACCGCCCGGCCATGCATACTTACCGTTACGAATAGTTGCCCGTAGTTCCAGCGTGGTATGGATGCGTTTAAACGTGTAGCTGTATTTCGGGCGGACTACGTTTAACCCTGCTTTGTGCATTAAGTCACCGAACGATTCAAACACATTGCCAAATTGATCGTAGCCCATTATTTCACCTTAATTTCAAACTCAAAATGAGTCACTTGTTTAATCGTGATGCCGTAACGCGTCAGGAACGCACCGTAGGCGCTTGCAAGCGTTTGCCATGCGTCCGCATCGTCCGACATCCCCAAAAGCTCTAGGCGCTTATCTATCGCTTTCTCGTACGTGTCCGCGATGTTATCCGGCGTGACGCCAAAATCCGTTTGTTGAAATTCGCCCATAACGCGAATGATGAAAGACGATTTGCCATGCTTTCGAAAATACATTCCGATTGGCGAACCGTCATTGTTTAATAACTTCATTGCGGCATGCCTCCTATAAAAGAATCCGACAATGCCGACATTATCGGCATTAGCTGATTAGCTCTTACATTTCCTCATACGTTTTTGCGGCCCATTCAATGAATGGCGTAATTCCCAAACCATGCAACCCGTAACCGATTGCATCGCCAGCATATTCCAGCACGTGATTTTCCGAGTGTCCTAGCATCTTGGAAATCAGCACGCCGGTAATTGCTACTGTTGCGCCTGTAATCAGGCGATGCCGTAACGAATGCTCCTTTCCGAACATGGAATTGCAAACGGGCCGAATAACGTTGATACGTGCAGCCAGTTTCATTACGAACGGCGTACGCTCTTGCGCTTGCGGCATGACGGACAGTTTGTTTTTACGGCGAAGTGGCGAGGCGTTATGACGAAGCATTTTATTATTCCTTTCCGGGTTATTAGATATTGAAAAACGATTTGATGTCGTGATGTTTCTTACGCGACGGTGCATGCATATACATAACTTGCGTATTGCCTACCATTGCATTTAATGCGCTAACCTTGAATTCGGTAACGATGAAATCATTATCGGCCAGCCACTTAATGATTTTGTCGTCGTGCAACCACATACGCGCTTGTTCCACGCTTGCGAAGCCATAACGCCATTTCTGCGCGTCTTCAGTCAATGGCGTGCCGTGAAACATCATCCAAAGCGGATCAGGGTTAATCAATCCGCGTGCCGACAATTGCCGCGCTAATTTGGTATCAACAAACGGCGACGGGTGGAGACGTTTATTTTTGCTGTTGTCGTAAAACGGGCATTCCCCCAAACCCGGATACGGTTCGCAGTTATACATACCCTTTCCGTTATTCTTGTTTTCGATCCGGTAAACAGTAACGGATTCAATCGGCCCCATATTCAGCCCGTCGCCGTTCATAATGGCTTTTGCTTCGTCCAATTCCGGAGGTTCAAAGTTATTGAGCATGGCCGGAAAGCACAGAATTTCGCTATCGCCGTTGAAAAGGGAAATTACCGCACCGTCCTCATCGTGTTTCATTTTGATTTTCAGCATTTTGTTATTCCTCTTGGTTGGATTAGAGTAAATCTACGTATGCCACGCATTAACACGGGCATACATTGAGTTACGCCATTTCCAAAACTTCGCAATCGTCCGATACAGGCATATTCAAACGTGCGATGTAACCGGGCAATTGCGTTGCAACCCACGCCATTTGATCGTCGGGGAATTCGCCGTTATGGGACATCGCGTAAATGCTTTGGCCGATAGTGTCGGCGTACATCATCAATGCTTCAAGCGAATCATGCCCGAATTCCTCTTGAACTTCTTTCACGTGGATTGCACCGATTGCAATCTCTTCAGCCGTCGTAAATCCTTTGTTCAAGACGCAATGCAAAACGTCATGCCAGAAACGGAAAGCGTAATTTGCGCCGGGATTGTTATAAATCGTTTTGTCGCTTTGCCCGTTCCACACTGGCAAGGCCATACGGGACGATTTAGAGGCGTTCCACGCCGTTTTAAGCTCGTCATAGTCATTCGGTGCATTCGGTACATCGACGTAGCCAAAACCTACCTTAGCGGCCGCCTCGCGTGCTTTGACGATAACGAAGTTGGACAGGTTACGGCGTGCCGATTCGATATTGTTGATATGTGCGAAAGTCATTTTGTTCCCTAGTTGTTTTTGATTGTCCGGATAAGAGAATCCGACATAACGCACGGATGCGTTAGCATCCATACGCTATAGCTGATTAGCTCTTAATTGTGGGGTTTTTCCTTTTCAAGCTTTTCGCCGGTTCCACTGAAAATGTAATGGCTCCACCATTCGCCGTTCTGGTAACTCCACATTGCGCACGAGCGATAAACGATTTCCGGTAAACAGTGGGGCATATTGGCCGAACCAACAAACTTAACCACAGTACCGGCCCCGATGCTTTCAACCTGCGCTATTGCCTCTTCAGGTGTATCAAAATCTTGATACGTGGTTGCCGTCGATGCGTTGAATTTGATGCTATGCATTTTAAATCCCCTTATATGCGATCAATTCGCCATTGAAGTTATAGACATGCGTAGCTCCGAACTTGCGAGCGTCATAGCATTTAAGCCATTCGATTGCGGCATTATAGGACCATGCCGAATGTACCGTTTTGAAATGAGAATTGCGGATAGTGTACGGTGCAAGGCAATTTGCGCTTTCCACGATAAACGAGATAAGCGCTTTTTTGAATTTCTTCATTATTTCCCCTTGATTAAACATCACACGACATAGCGCACATAATGCGCTATAGCTTGGAATGTTAAAGGCCCATAAACAACATCATGCAATCAAAGTAAATTGCCTCATCAAACGACGGAGGCAAGTTATCCATGTGTTGCATTTCCGCCGCCTGAAATTCCGGCGACATTTGCCAGATACTAATTTCCCAATTGATAAACATCGTTTACCCTTTCACGGTTACGGGTTTGCACATTTCGCGTGCCGTGCCCAATGCATCGACATAATCCGGCGTGAAATAATCGGCCGGTTCGTAATGTTTGCCATGCTCGTGCAACTGGCAAACATATTCGGCCGTTTCGGCATCCTTGCGGATATAGACAGAACGGCCCGTTTTCGCGACATCCGGTAATTGGACAATTTGAACCAAGCGCATTTTAGTACCTCCGTTTTAAACATCACATACAAAAGCGCTAACCCGTAGCGCTTTAATCTGAAATGTTAGAATTTTGTGGGCAATCCGATCAACCCCAATTCGTTCCATGCACGATTTGCCCGTTGCAAGTTGTTTTGCAAGTTCGGACCGTTTACAGCAATCGACATTCCGTAATCTTTAGCGGCCGTTGCATATTCAGTAATCAGGGTTGCCAATTCTTTTTGCTGTTCCGGCGTCATTCCATTCATGATTGCGGAACGCAAGTCTTTATGTGCTTTCATTTAATTACCCTTAGATGATGAATTCTTTATGATCTTTCACGCCGAACAACCCCGCATATTCCATCAATGCGGCACGTTGCGCTTTGGTGCGAGATGCCCGAATCAATGCGGACAAGCCACGCGCCACGGTATCAGTCATGTCTCCGAACGCATGGTAGATCGCGAGACGTTCAATTTCTTTGACTTGCGATTTGTTCAAGACTTCGATTCCCATTTTCTACTCCGTCAGGTGATAAATTCGGAATCGCTATTTCTAACGATTCCTAGTTTTATCAACTGTGCTAGCGAATCATCACGATTGGCTAGTGTGATGCGGATCAACGGCACGCTTCCCAGCGTTCCTACCCGCCCAAGGGTACGCTTCCCAGCGTTCCCCGTGATTATGCCTAGTGCGTCCTCTTGAACGGCTATGACATCATTGTCTTACTGATGAATTGTTATAGAGCAGACTTATCGGCGCCCCCGCATTTGCTTTGTCCCGTGCTATCCATCTAGAGGCATCCGCCACTTCGCACGGGGTTAGCTCCTATGGCTTTGCCCCATCTCACTAGTAGCGTTCTGTACTAGTGAGACTCCATTCTAAGGGCTGATTTAGGGATGCGCAATCCCTTTTCGAAAATAATTTGTAACAGGGATTCGGGCCAGTCCGTGAGCCCAAAAGGAAAAGGCGCGCACGTGCATGCACAGGCGTACGCGCACGCGTAGCAAGAACCGTGCCAAGGCCGATTTTCGGATACTGTGTTTTTATACAGTAAAACGCCGTAGAGACGTTTTTCGGGCATGGTTGATATGGCGGGCTAGGTCACTGTGGATAACTCAATGGCGCCCCCTTAAAACGCGTTTAAACGCTATGCCATTGTGGATAACTTTTGCCCAAAATCATGCGTTTTCGGGGTTGAGCATGTAAATCAGCCTGTTTATTTCTGTGAAATTTACATGAAAACCGCGTCACAATGGACGAGTTATCCACAGGCGATTCCGTGTTTTCCCTTTAAAATCAACAACTTGAGTCTTATACAAGAGCACATTTCAGTCTTATATAAGACATAGGACTACTCTTGTATAAGAGTGCTATGTAGGAAACATTTCGTTCTATCGTAGCAACATGGCACAGGTATTGCATAGGCAAGTAGCGTGCCAGTTAGCACTACTTACCACACTACGCCGGGACGGCGAACTAAGGGACGCGGCGTCACATTCCGGTATGGCTCGTGCGCTGATACAGTGGGCATTCTGGTATGCGTGCCAGATGTAAGAAGCGTTACTTATGGGCAATGTAGCCCATCGGCCGACTATTGCCGAAAGGAAAAGTATTGCTAGGTTGCTAACACTACGTACGCCGGACGGCATCGCGTACTTTGCTATCGATTCCACCCTAGCGATAGGATTCGTTGTTTGCTATCGGTTCCTAGCAGTCGGTAGAAGATAGCGCTTTCCTATCGGCTGGCGTTATATGATAGGCGTTAGGCTATCGCCTGTGGATAACCTGCCGTCAGAGCAACATTGTGACCGAACGACCGTGCTATTTGACAAGTTGTCCACAGAACGGTCGTGCTTTTCCGTGGTTGTCCACAGGTTATCCACATTTTATCCACAAAAAGTGCTTTTGAGCAACTTTCCACCGTTTCGGCCTGTTTCTGAGGGCGGATTGGCGGGTTTTCTCTTTAAGAAGAGACTCAAAAATTCCCCATCCCCTGTAGAAATTCTGACTTTTGAATTCCATATCGGATTTCGAAAACTATTCCACAAACGAAAACGCCCCAGCAAGGGCCGGGGCGCGTTTTGGCGGGAAATTTTACGCGGGGCGCGTCACACTACGGTCGAGCTGTCAAAACCGCTCAGGAGCGCGTTAAAGCCGTCCAGATCGTCTTCGCTGTATGACCAGTCGGCCAGTGCTTCGGACCCGTCGTCAGCGTTCCCGAGGACGAACAGCATGTAGTGCGGCCGGAACCCTTCCTTCTTCACCCACACGTACGAGGTATCGAGGTTGAAGATCAGTTCCATCGCATCCTTGACTGTGGTAGCCTTCGTGCGTTCCTCGCCGTCGTACACGTTGTCGATAGTGAACCCTGCCTCCAACACTTTCGTCAGGAGGGCATAAACAACCCGGCGTTCGTTCTTGGCACGGATGTGCATGGGACGATCTTGCCACAGGCGTTTGTCGATATCGAGGGCTGGATAGCCGTGGTACACAACGCTGGTATCTACACCCTTGCAATCAAGCAGATAGCGAATGAACGCTGCTTCGAGCTTTGCCAACGTGTCGTCGTTTCGTACCGGGATTCCTTCCGTCCTCGCACGGAACGCCAGATCGTCCAACGCTTGCGAGATAATCATGCGCTCGCCTTGCGTCAACAGGTCGTCACGTTTCGCGAGCATTTCGCGTTCACTAGCTGTCATGGGCATTTCAGTCCTCCTTAGTTGGTGAAATTACATCGTACTACAAAAAATAAAGGCCCGCAATAGCGGGCCTATACACTGGTAGCACTACTTACTGAAACGCGTTGAAGAATTCCGACTGTTCCCGCTTATCGTTCTCGCGGGTCCACTGCTTACCGCGTTTCTGCGCCTGCTTCGGTTCCTGCTGTTCGCCACGCGGCGGACGCTGGTTGGAGTTCTTGCGGGTGATGCGTTCGAAATTGAAGTTGCCTTGCATGGTCTTGCTCCCTAGTTGGTTGTGACGCCGTGCGTCGTTAAGTAGTGCTACGTATGATAGTGGCCGATGAAAAACCCGTCAAGGGTTTTGTGCAGAAATCAGCCGGGGAAGAATTTGTTGCGAGGACGCCACACGGACAGGCCGAGGGTGACATTGAGGCGATACCATGCCGGGGTTGGCTGGTTGACGACGCGCCAGATGGCGGGAATGTCGAGAAGAGTTTTCATATCACGTCGTAGGGGACAGGAGTTGATGGAAATCAAACGATATCACATCATCCTGTCCCGCACAACGGCTAACCCGTGCGGGTTTATTTCTTCTTAGCTGGTGCGGGCGAGCGTTGGAACTGGCCTTTCGCCCCTCGCGTGGACTTCGTAGCTGGAGCCGGGTCAGCTTTCGGTTGCTCTGCCGGAGCTTGTGCAGCCGGTTTTGTCTCCGTGTCGTGCAACGCCTGTGCAGCCTGTGCGAGCGGATCGGAGAACCCCGTCACCTGTGCCAGCATTTCCTTGCGTTTGCGCAACTCTTCTTGCGACTCGCGTTCGATCTGCTGTTCGAACTCCGCCGTCAGTTCCTTGCACGCCTGTTTCGTTGCCTCGTAATCCGTGGTAGCGTTCTGGATCGTGGCCGTCAGTTGTGCCATGTGTGCGTTCAGTTCCTTGATGCGGCGGAACATGGCAGCGCTAGGAGGTTCGTTAGGATCGACAGGAGCGGGCGTAGGAGCCGTCGAAGCAGGCAGTGCAGCCGGAACCTCGCCAGCCTTCGGCAAATCGCCTGTAGGGCCGCTAGGAGCGTTCTGTGCGTCGATGGGCTTGGCAGTACTCTTACGTTGCGTGGCCGGGGGTTGCTTGTCTTCGTTCACAACACTAGCCGGAGCCGTTGCAGCAGCCAGTACGTTAGGAAGCGGACGCGACGTACGCGGCATACGGTGCGTGATGCGGATCACCTGATCTTGCTTGCCCGTCGCTTGCTTGAAGCGTTCCATCAGGACGCGCTCGTCGTCAGCGGACAGGGGCGAGGTCATCTTGTAGTAGTCCAGCGGCATGAACTCCGGTTTGCCGGTGCCCCTCCACACTTGAATCTTGTTACCGTTGATCGAATCGCGCAGGAAGACGACCGGAGCTTGTTGTGCGGGGTCGAAGCGGCAGAGGATGTCGGTAGCCATGATGTAGTTCCTTATAAGGGTTTGCCCTGAAGGGCTTGGTGAACACAAGGTTTAACTGTTGCTTGCGTCCGTTGTTGCAGTGGACAGATCGAAGTTTATACCTAGTGAGGAAGATTGCAAGGGGTGAAATCAATCGTACAGCCAGTTTTTGATAAAAATATGATAACAACGTTGTGACGATACAACAGAACACAAAAATAAAGTTTGGTTCACACCCACGTAACACTTCCTTCGTCCTATCTGTCCTACGTCGCGTAGGTTCGCTCCTACAAATCAACGAGTTACGTAAGAAACGAGGTAGCACTACTTGCATATCGATATGACAGGAGCATTACATATTTACTATCTTTGTTACGTAAAGATGGATATGCGTACAGTATTTTCAATCGTGCGGCATGCAGGACGCCACGGTTTCGTGTAAAGTGAGAAGTGGGTGGAAGATTACCTGTACTCAGAAACACGGATTTTCTGCTTAAAAGTTGTTCAAAAAGCTAGGAAATTTAAGGTTTCCTAGCTGCTGCATTGTCTAAACGGAGGAAAACTAGCGAATACGTAGTGAAAAGACAACATTGCTTATAACATTTCTTATGAGAAACATCATAGGGGAGGGAGTTGCTTTACCTAAACATTTGATGTATTGGTAGCAACTCCTATGTAGTTGTTGATGTCAGTAGAGCTACCTATATATAAGAAAGAAGTAAAATTTTCCCCATCCCCTACAGAAATCGGGTATTTTGATTTCCATATTGGATTTCGAAAATCGTCCGGAGACGAAAATAAGTAGCACTACCTACTTGACACCGGAAAAAATTTCACGGAAAATGCGAACCACACCAACCAACCGAAGGAGAGAACAATGTTTGACAAGGCCCAACTGCAACAACAGATCGACATCCTCAAGGAAGTGAAGGAACTGCGCCAAGCGCAAAGCAACGATTCGCCGTACGTTTGCGACAACATCAACTGCCAACTGGAGTACAACACCACGGACGCTGGAGTGGCGATCTGCGATGACATCAGCAAGTACATCGATAATCATTTTGGCGTCCAGAACTGGCTCAGCGACAAGAACGGCAAGCACTACGACAACTACGACCCGATTGTCGAAGCTGCACGGATCGAAATGATCGATACCCTCATCGCACGTTACAATGCACAACTGGAGGCTGCATAATGTCCAATACGTACACCAAAGCGCAGCTCATTCGCATTTGCGAGAAGGCTAAGGAAATTTTGTGGAATGGTAAAGGGCCATTCGCCCCGCACCGGAAGGAAGAGTATGTGTGCTTCGCGCTGACCAAAGCTACATGCTCCCTGCACGGGCGGTCCTGTTCCCGTCCGTATGAGCTGACGGAGCTTGTGAAACGTCACATCCATAACAACGTTTACCTGACGTGCTTCCTCCTCAGGAAGTTCGGGGATCATAAGGTAAACCTTATGACGAGCGAACAAATTCAGGCATGGCGCTTCCTGATGCTGGACAACATGATTAAAATTCTCAAGGAGAAATCGACGTGAACAATACGTACACCATCGTCAAGAGCCTGCAAACGGCTCAGGGCAACATTGCCAAGCAAGCGATCCTCGACGCCAACAAGGGCAACGAGAACTTCAAGGCGTACATGAAGGCAGTGTATGACGTAGGTATCAACTACTACCAATCGAAGCTGCCGAAGCTGACGCCCGGATTCGGTGTTGCAGAGTTCGGTGAGGCAGATATGCGCTTCATGGAGCATCTGTCGAATCGCGTGTACACCGGGACGGAAGCTGTCAACCGCCTGAAAGGCCATGCGTCAGCGCTGAACCCGGAAGGGCAAGAGCTGCTGGGCCTGATGCTGAAGCGCTCCATCGGGGCATCCGTAGGTGATACGATGGTACTGAAGACGTGGCCCGACCTGTACTTCCTGCCTCCGTACCAGCGTTGCTCGCTGCTGGACGCGAAGGCTCGTGAACGGTTCGGCAAGCTGAAGCGCTTCTACGTCCAGACCAAGGCAGACGGTTCGTTCGCGTACGTCGTGAAGCGTCTCGACGGCTCCGTGGATGTCATTACGCGGCAGGGGTCGAAGTATCCGCAGTGGTTCGCTGAAAAGCTCACCTACGGCATGAAGCCGGGAACCGTGTTGGTCGGTGAGTTGCTGGTCAACGAACACTGCTACGTGGACGGCAAGGAGGCAGAAATCGGGCTGGAACGTAAAGAAGCCAACGGCCTGCTGAACTCAGCCCTGAAAGACGGCGAAAAATTCGATCTGACGAAGTCTGTTCGCATGGAAGCGTGGGATTTACTGACCGAGGAAGAATTCGTCGCTGGCAAATCGAACCGTGACTACGACACTCGCCTCCGTTCGTTGATCTACGAAGTAACCAAACTGTCGCGTGGACAGATTACGATGATCCAGACGGACGAAGTTGGTTCGTTGGAGGAAGCGTTCGCTATCTACCAGAAGCGTTTGCAGGAAGGGTTGGAAGGCTGTATCATCAAAGACCCTGCCTCGCTGTGGAAGGACGGAACGAGCAAAGACATGGTGAAGCTGAAGATCAAGTTCCAAGTGGAGATGCGCTGTACTGGCGTCTACGAGGGTGAAGGTAAGGCTGCTGGCATGTTGGGCGGTATTTACATCCAATCGGAAGACGGTGCTATCGAGTGTGCGTGTGGCTCCGGCTTCACGGATGCGGATCGTAAGCATTACTGGGCGTTCAAGGAGAACATCATCGACTTCGTTGTTACCGTGGAAGCGAACGATATCACGCAGTCGCGGGACGACCGGAAGAAGCCTTCGCTATCGCTTCCGATCTTCATCGAAGTACGGCTGGACAAGATGCACGCTCACGCTGATACGGCGGACCGCATCTACGCACAGCTCGAAGCAGCGAAGCAAGGAGGTTGACATGCAGGCGATAAAAGCAAACCTCTCGATTACGAGGGACAGTAACGACAAGATGAACATTCGTGTTCAGGATGAAGCGAGCCGTGCTACATTTCTCGAAATACCCATCGAGCCGCATGATTTGATGATGGCGTTGACCGGCCTCGCCTACATCGACGTGAACGCTGTGGTGAATGAGCTGGACATCGTGGGGAAGCAGAAGATCACGGAGAAGCGGTCAATCGAATGCCCTCTGTCCGGGTACAGCAAGAAGGAAGAGCTGGTGAAGTGGCTGGAGGGACATGGCAAAGAGGAAGGCTGGGAGGTCCACAGCTACCTCGGATCGCAAGGTAGTGTTGTCAACCGAGATGGCAAGACTGTCCTGAACTACAGCGTGTACCGCTACGAATAATTCGTAGTGCTACTTGACAAATTGAACCGTAGGAAGTAATATAGCGCTTCCTACCAAACAACCAAGGAGAAGAACAATGGCTGAACGTAAACTAGCGACCATTCGCCGTATCAAACAAATCCTGCCCATCGCTGGTGCAGACAAGATCGAAACCGCTCTGGTCGATGGCTGGCAAGTCGTCGTGAAGAAGGGCGAATTCACCGAAGGCCAACTGGCCGTCTACTTCGAAATCGACTCGTGGGTGCCGAACACCATCGCACCGTTCCTGACGAAAGAAGGCTACGATCCGAAGGAATTCAACGGTGTGAAGGGCGAGCGCCTGAAGACGATCAAGCTGCGCAAAACGCTGTCGCAAGGTCTGCTGCTGCCTCTAAGCGTGGTCCCGCATTATGAGCAAATCCCGGCTGAAAGCCGTGGCATGGACGTAACTGAAGCGCTGGGCGTCCAGAAATGGGAAGCGCCGGAAGAGAAGGCTACCAACAACGGCCCGACCGCTTCGAAGACTCGCTCGTTCCCGTACTTCATCCGCAAGACGGATCAGGAGCGTGCTCAGAACTACGGTCACATGATCGAAGCCAACCTCGACACGAAGTTCGAAGCAACCGTGAAGAAGGATGGCTCCAGTCTGACGGTATTCCGCGTCGTTCCGGGTAGCGAATACTACGAAGACGCGAAAGCTCTGGTGCAAGGCAAGCAATCGCTGTTCACTCGCATCAAGAACTTCGTGCTGCGCAAGAAGGCTGAACCAGTGTACGGCCTGTGCTCGCGTAACGTCCTGCTGCCGTTGGAAGGTAACAGCAATTTCCATATCGCTGCCAAGCCTCTCATCGAGAAGCTGAAGAACGACGTGTCGATTGCCCTCGAAGGCTCCATCGCCCTGCAAGGCGAGCTGGTTGCTCCGGACATCCAAGGCAACTACGAGAAGGTGAAGGACGTGGAATTCCACCTGTTCGACATCTTCCAGATCGACCGGCAAGAGTACTTCCTCCCGCTGGAGCGCATTGTGTTCGCTGACATCTACGGTATCAACCACGCTACCATCGTGGACCGTGGAACGCTGCGCAACATCCTGCAACTGAAGGAAGGCGAAGATGTCGTGCAAAAGCTCTTGACGTACGCGTCGGGCGAAGGCGATAATCCGGGTGTGATGCGTGAAGGCGTTGTGTTCAAAGCGGCCGACAAGGACTTCAGCTTCAAGGTCATTTCGAACGAATACCTTCTGCACAAGGGTTAATATGCGACGGTTGCTTAGTGTGGTAGTGCTATGTACATCATTGGTCACGAACACGCTGGCAACCCCGCCGCACATCCCGGTGGCGAAAGCCATCACACGAGAGGACATCTGCATGGCATGGGTCATCAATGACGAAGCCCGTGGTGAACCGCTACGGGGCCAGCGTGCCGTGTACGATGTCGTCAAGCACAGGATGGAAATACGTAAGCTTACAGCTTGCGAGGTAGTGAAGGAACCTTACCAGTTCTCTGGCTACCATCGCGGCATGAGGTTGACAGCGACCGAAGAGATGTTGCAACGCTTGTCGAAAGTGCGTAGAATAGCACCTGTAGCTGGTAACGCTACGTACTTTCATAGCAACAAAGTACACCCATCTTGGGCGTCCAAGATGAAACGAATTCTAACCATCGGAAAGCATGCTTTTTTCGAATTAAAGGAGGAACGTGGGCACACGAGAGCTAAAAAGTGAGGACTTTAATACGATCCTCTACTATGATGAAGCCAGCAAGTCCTGCCTTAGATGGTCAGTTGATCGACCATTTGGCAACGGAATGTTTAATGCCCGTGCTGGGGATGATGCTGGGAATTACGACGAGGGAGCAGGGTATTACAAACTGACGCTAAATGGTATTACCTATCAAGCTCACAGGATCGTCTATTGCCTGCTGAACGGTAGTGTGCCTGCTGACGCTAAGGTAGACCACGAAGACGGCAACGGAGCTAACAACAGAGGTAGCAATCTTCGTATTGTTACTACCGCAGTGAATTGCCGGAACTCGAAAGCGAGGCGTAACAACTCGTCAGGCATTCATGGCGTAGGGCGATATACACCGAAAGCGGGAAGCCCATACTGGATAGCTCAGTGGCTAGACCTCGAAGGTAAGCACAAAAGTAAAACGTTCTCAATATCAAAATACGGCGAAGGTGAGGCAAAACGCCTCGCCATCGATTCTAGAACAAAAGCCATAGCGCAACTCAATTCAGAAGGCGCTGGCTATACAGAAAGGCATGGCACATGCTTAAAGCACGACTCATCGCAGTAACACAACCAGTTGTCGAAGGTATCGACTCGGCCGCAGAGCTTATTGCGTTCTGCGCAAGGGTAAGTAACCCTTCCAATCAGTTCAACATGGATACGGCAGAGAAGCTACTGAACTACCTGAAGCGTCACAAGCACTGGTCGCCGTTCGAAATGGCAAATGCCGTGGTAGAAGTCGAATGTACTCGTGACATCGCCCGACAACTGCTTCGTCACCGTTCGTTCGCGTTCCAAGAGTTCAGCCAACGCTACGCGGATGTGACAGCTTTGCAGAACGCTTTCTGCTTACGTGATCTGCGCATGCAGGACACGCAGAACCGGCAGAACAGCGTATTCGTGGATAACGTCGAGCTGGAAGCAGAATGGAAGCGCCGCCAGCAAGTAGTTATCGATCTGGCGCTGGATACATACAAATGGGCGCTGGAGCAAGGCATCGCAAAAGAGGTTGCCCGTGCTCCGCTTCCGGAAGGTAATACCATGAGTCGGGCGTACGTCAATGGTACAATTCGCTCGTGGATTCACTACCTTGAAGTTCGTATGGAAGAAGGGGTGACCCAGTACGAACACGTCCTGCTTGCCCGGTTGATCGCTGAACAAGTGAACGCTGTGTTCAAGGTAGCTGATGTCCCGACTACGTAAGAGGTAAGCATGGAAAACAAATGGGGCATCGACCTGTCGTATCCCCATAATTGCCAGTGTCCTCGCTGTGCCCGGAACGGTCGGGATACGGCGAAGGACAATTTGCAAGTTTATGGCGAGGGCAAAGGGGCGTACTGTCACGCGTGTGAGTTCACCATCCTCAGTGACGAAGAAAGAGAAGCACGCGGCATTGATGATGAAGATGAAAGCGAGGACGAAGTGAGTACGAAAGAACCATTAACTAAGGAAGAGAATGAACAGATCAAGACATACACCGGCATCAAGTCGAAGGGCTGGCGTGGCATCAAGGACGACACCAACAAGTTCTTCGGCGTCCGCTACACCTACGACGAAGAGACTGGTGAACCGGACGCACAGTACGTCCCTACCACAATCGGCGGAAAGCTTGTCGGATACAAGGTGCGACAGTTCCCTAAAGACTTCAGCGGTCCCGTTGGAGTTGTTGGCAAGGACTGCGACCTCGTGGGGCAATTCCGGTTCCCCAATGGTGGCCGTGTAGTCGTCATCGTCGGCGGCGAGGTAGACCAACTGTCGGCCTACCAAATGCTGGCGGAGTACCAAGAGTCGAAAGGCTACGATGCTGTCCCGGTCGTGTCCCCAACTGTAGGTGAAGGTGGTAGCGTCAAGCAGATTCAGGCGCAGTACGAATGGTTCAACAAGTTCGACCGCATCATCATCGGTTTGGATAACGACGAAGCGGGCGAGAAGGCCATGCACAAGTACGCGAAGGTACTGCCGAAGGGTAAAGTGTACGTCGCCAAGTGGTCCCGTAAAGACCCGAACGCGATGTTGCAGGCAGGGCTGGAGAAGGAGTTCGTCAACAACTACTTCAAGGCCAAGCCGTACACGCCTGACGGTATCGTGGGATCGAGCGGGCTGGGCGATAAGATTCGTGAAGCTGCCGGGATGAAGAAGATTCCGCTGCCTCCGTTCATGCACAAGCTGCAAAAGATGATGGCCGGGGGCTTCCCGCTCAAGACGATCATCAACCTCGGCTCCGCATCCGGCACCGGCAAGTCCACCATCGTTGACGAGATGACGTACTACTGGATTTTCAACAGTCCGTACAAGGTAGGTATCGTTACGCTCGAAAGCGACAGCGGACAGTACGGTACGAAGATTCTGAGCCGACACGTCGGACGGAAGATCGACCTGATCGAAGACGAGACGGACAAGCTGGCATACCTCGACTCCGACTACGTTCGGGAGAAGGAAAAAGAGCTGTACTTCATGCCAGATGGTACGGACCGCTTCTATCTTATCGAGGACCGTGACGGTGGCCTTGAATCGATGAAGGCGAAGATCGAAGAGCTGATTATCGCTTGCGGTTGCCAACTCATCATTCTGGACCCGTTGCAGGACATTTTGGACGGTATGACGAACGAAGAGCAAGCTGTCTTCCTGAAATGGATGAAGGGCATGCTCAAGTCGCACGACGTAACGTTCATCAACGTCAACCACGTCCGTAAGAGCGGTGGCGGACAGAAGGCCAACTCGACTGGTGCAGACCTGTTCGAAGAGGACATGCAAGGTAGTTCGTCCATCTTCAAGTCGGGCGCTTGCAACCTGTTGTTCACTCGCAACAAGGAAGCAGAGGATGAGATTGAAAGAAATACTACCCGGATGAAGGCCAGCAAAATCCGTTGGACTGGTAAAACAGGTGTTGCAGGGGAATACTACTACTCAAACGAAACCCACACTATGTGGGACAAGGATGATTGGCTTTCGAAGAACGGTACAAAAGAGTTTTGACAAACGAACGTACGTAGTGTAAGCTACGTACTTTCTAACCAAGCCCGTTAGGGCAAACCAAGGAGAAATTATGAGCAAAGCAACCAACCCAATCACGTCGAAATTCAAATGCTCGTTCATCCGTGTGGCGAACGTCTCCGAGTACGTTGCAGCGCAAAAGCTGATGTACAAGCTGGGCTTCCGGAAGGCTCGTGGCGGTGATCGTGAAGTGGACAACTCGGACGACATCCGGTTCATCTACGTCAACCTCTACAACCAGATGTTCCTGTATCCGTCGGTGGCGAAGGGCAACAAGTGGCGGGAGACGACGTTCGAAGAACTGAGCAAGGCCGTCGCGGCGTACTCCGCCGCTCGTAAAGAAGAAAACAAGGCTTCCAAGAAACGCCGTGCTCTGCGCAAGTGGGATGCCACGGCTACCAAGAAGACGCACGACGGTTGCCCGGTCGATCCGGAAGTTATCGTCGCCATCAAGATGCGTGACGGTGAGGTCTGGACGGAACGCGCAGGCAACGTCTACTGGGGTGAAACCGGCAATGGTACGATTGTCAGCTACAAGGTGCTGGGCTATCCGAAGCCCAAACGCGAGTCGAAAATCGTCACGCAGGAAGAGATGGTGGATGCACTGGCTGACAGCATCGGCAAACCACTGGCAATCCCAGTGTCCGCCATGTCGTCCGGTGAAAAATTCATGCATATGTGTGCGGAAATCGACGCAGGCACTCCGGGCACGAACCCGAAGAAGCAGTACGGTGTTCAGTCTGTCCCGCTGAATATGTGGAGCCCGCTGGCATCCGCGTACGGTGCACTCGGCCTGTACAACGGCTCGCTGAAGTACGGCAAGGCCAACTTCGCCAACACTCCGGTGGAAGCGTCGATCTACATCGCTGCTGCAATGCGTCACTTGCTGGCGTGGGCATGCGGACAGGAAGACGATCCGGCTGACGGTGTGCCGAATCTGGGTGGCGTGCTGGCGAACGTGGCAATCCTGCTGGAAGCTCGTGCTGCTGGTATGCTGATCGATGACCGGCTCCGTATGTCGGGCTACCTGAAGGAGCTGGACATGCTGAAGGCGAAGGTGAAAGCCCTCAACGAGCTGCATGCGGGCAAGACACCGAAGCATTACACGCTGGATCAGGAATGATTTACTTCCTAGCGTTTCTTACTAGCTTCTTGAACATTGGGCTGCGGTCGTTTCAGCAGCTCAACGTGATTCACAAGAAGTACTGGTGGATTCTGCCAACGAGCATGGTGATGGCTGTATGTGAGGCTATCATCCTGCTAAACGTGGTCCACAACGGAATGGGGTTGGTTGTTCTGGCAATCGGCCTCGGCGGCGGGCTTGGTAGCATTACGTCTACCTTCCTGCATAGCAAACTACACAAGGAGAAGAAATGACTTTCAAAGCAGGCGATAAAATCCGTTGCATTAACGGGATCGGCGCAGCACGAGGCATCGAAGAGGGCAACATCTACGAAGTGGAAAGTGATTATGGTTGTCTCCAGATCGTAGGGCACTACTGCCCAATTGGACACTGGCGTCCGCGTTTTGAGCTGGTAAAACCGGAAGCTCCGGTACTGGTACGCACCAAGGATCAGGTACAAGCTGACCGTACGAAGGAACTGCTGGACGGCATCGTGGCTACACATACGGCAGGTCAAGAGGTTCCTCGTGAGTGGATCGAAGAGCTGTACTACAGCGCCGCACGATAAGGCGGCAACACTATGCTCCTGGCAATCGTCATTCTGTTCGCACTCATGCTCGTGCTGGCGGAGGATGCGCTGTTGTTCCTGCTCATCTTCTTACTGATCTGGCTCGTTGGCGACAACGGCTGCTGACAACGAACCGCCCTCCGGGCGGGTCTGCCACCTTCGGGTGGCTTTTCTTTTTGTGAGAGCTTGCCTTTGTAGCGCTACCTACGTATAATGGCCGAATTCGACAACGGAGTATCTATGAAACCGCTTAAAGCTAAAATTACCAAGACCGCTTACGGCCAGTACCGTCCCAGCCTCAGCAACAAATCCCAGTATGAGTATGACAAACCTGAAGACGCAGCAGACTGGCTTGAGTACATGGTTGCGAATGGCTGTATTTTGAACCACTACTCTGACGTAAAACCTTCCGGTACGCTGCCTGTCGGGCGTGAACTGGAGCGTTGTGAACGGGACTTGAAGCGCGGTATTGAACTCAAACTCAACCACCCGGCAAGAGGAAAGACCCCGGAGCAGTACAGAGAAGAGTGCAGGGCGGAAAGGGCGAAGGCCCGGATTCGTGCTATCGAGGCGGAAGAACGGGAGGCAAGGGTAGAGGCTTCAGGGTGGAACGACACGAGTGAGATATTGAAAGTGTTACTCGGGTACAATGATAGCAATCCCTACTCTCTGGAAAAGTTTAATGAAGACTTCCAACGCTTGAAGGAAAAACGCGAACGAATTGCGTCTGGGACGCTTGCGTAAGGAATGCTACTTGTGTAGAATAGCCTACTAACCAATCACCAACGGAGAACACATGAAACCAACCACTCAACAACAAGCCTGCATCGTCGCTGTGCAGACGTACGACATCGTGAAGATCGAAGCAGGCGCAGGCTCCGGCAAGACCTCGACTCTGGAACAGATTTCGAAGTCGGTCATCCAGTCCTCGATCTACCTCGCCTTCAACAAGGTGACTGCTACCGAAGCAACCGTACGCTTCCCGAACCACGTGGCGTGCAAGACCACTCACAGCCTTGCCTACGCTAAGTTCGGCCGTGGCCTGCAAGACAAACTGTCCCGTCCGAAGGGTGGCTACGTCAACGTCGCCTTCACCGGCACGGAAATCGCCCGCTTCTACAAGATCGGCTGCATCATGGACATGGAGCTGGGAACGCTCGCTATCACGGAAAACGCTGTCGGCCTGTTCGTGCGTCAGACCGTGGAACGCTTCGAGCAATCCGCTGACATGGAGATTACCGCGAACCATCTGCCGCGTTTCGACATGGACAAGGCCATCAAGGCTGACCCATCGTCGGCGGACTACGTGCTGCGTCTCGCGAAGCGTCTGTGGCAAGATCGTATCGAACCGGGTAGCCCTGTGCTGGCAACGCACGATACGTACCTGAAGCTGTTCCAACTGTCCAAGCCGCGTCTGCCGTACAACATCGTCTATCTGGACGAGGCGCAGGATAGCACTCCTTGCGTACTGGACATCGTGATGACGCAAGCATCGAAGGGTTCGAAGATCATCCTCGTGGGCGACCGTCGCCAAGCGATCTACGGCTGGCGTGGTGCGATCAATGCCATGACCCGCATCGACGGCCATAGCGAATACCTGACGAAGAGCTTCCGCTTCGGTCAAGGCGTGGCTGATGTGGCTACGGCTGTTCTGCAAGGCCAGATGAAGCTGACGGGCCGTGACGACATGCCCTCGATTATCGGTCGTGGTGTGGTGGACCGTACGAAGCCATATATGTACCTGTTCCGTACGAACTCCGGCTTGCTGTACACGGCTGTGGCTGCAATCGCGAAGGGCGAGAACATCCGTCTGGAAATCGACGTGAAAGACTTCCTCCGCCTGCTGGAATCGGCATATGCCCTGTCGAAGAACGACATGCGTAACGTGAAGCACGAGAACATCCTGCCGTACCCGACGTGGAAGGAGTACAAGGAAGAGGCGGAGAAGATGACTGGCGAGATGAAGCGCATCGTCAACATCATCGAAGGCGGTGATTACTTCCGCTTCGTACGTACGTTGGAAGGGTTTCATAACCCGGCGAATGCACCAATCGTGTACACTACGGCTCACAAGGCCAAGGGACGCGAACACGATCAGGTGTTGCTGGCTGACGACTTCCCAAGCCACTACGACGGCGGCGAGTGGGTCGGTCTGCCGGAGATGGAACAGAACCTTCTGTACGTTGCAACTACAAGGGCAATGAGGGTACTTGAGATAAATGACCCGGTAGCGGAGGCTATCGACTACTACGCGGATGGCCCTGAGCATCTGGATTCCGGGGAACTGCCGAGCCTGATGCCCGACGTGAAGCTGCGTGGCGAGCATGCAGTGGACGCAATGTACGCAGAGATGGGCCTGAACGATATGCCGCCTAACCTCCGGAGGGAACTTCGGGACATGCGACGTGATTACGACTGGCAAGAATGATGGGCAGACCCACGAAGAGTGGGTTTCTGCTAGAATTGCAGACGGCTACACCGTAGCAGAGATAGAAACACTACCATTTTAAGGAGAGAAACATGGCAAAGAAATACATGCTGGTACGTAAAAGTAAGGAGGGCAACTGGAAGCCGTGCGGTTTGTACAGCAGCCGCGACGAAGCCGAAATCGGGGAGACGAGCGAGGACAAAGCCCTCGTTGACAGGGATCGCAATATGATGGCCCGCAAGTTCCCGGAACAGACATACGCAGTGCTGGAAATCACGGAGGAATAACATGGGCATCGCCGCAATCTGGGACTTGGAAGCGAAGAACCTGCTCAATTCCGAGTCCATCGATTACACGGCTTCCCCTTACCGACTACGCGACCCGGAGTTCATGCACTGTGCCGGGTTCGTAGCACGCGATACTGAAGACGAATGGTTGTTCGACCCCGATGCTGTCAGGCGGGGCGAGCACGCGGAATTCATTATGGAAGAGGTTGACGAGATGATCGGTCACAATACGATCAGCTACGACCACTTGCTGATGAAGCTGCACGATGGTATGAACTACTCCATCGGCTGTAAAGCGCTGGACATTCCGGACCGTATCTCGTACAAAGGGAAGACGAAAGACATCATCATTACCGACACGCTCGTCATGTCGAAGACGCTCAACCCTGATCGTCCTCAGCATAGTATCGAGTACTTCGGTAGCATTCTGGGACTGGAGAAGATCAACTGGAGGGCGAAGGCTGTCGAGCTGGGCCTATGCGCTGCTGACTCTCCGAAGGGAACGGAATTCCGCGTGTGGCACCCTGAGATGGGCGTCTACATGATGCGAGACTGCCACGTCAACAAGCGGGTGTACCGTTGGCTGATGCGTGAGTGGGGCGAGTGGGGCTGGAACGATGCGTACGAGCTGGAGAAAGCTGTTGCCGAAATCATCACGCGACAGGAACACCGGGGCTTCAAGTTCAATCGTGACAAGGCAGTAGAGAACGTTCGCTTCCTCGACGCGAAGATGGAAGAGTTACGGGCAACCGTGGAACCGCTCATCCCTCCGAAGCCGCTGACGAAGGGTAAGCTGGCGGATGTCACCCCGACGAAGAAGCAGTTCAAACAGAGCGGGGAACCTGTCAGCCATATGTTCAACTTCGCCAAGAAACACGGCGGATCGTTGTACGAGGAATCGGGCGACTGGATTCTGGACGTGTTCGGGAAGAAGCACAAGCTGCCGATCCCGAGCGAGCCGCTGTTCACGACGGAGCCTGCAAGGCTGGACGATACGTTGCACATCAAGCAATGGCTGGTCGAGCTGGGCTGGAATCCTACGCAGTACAAGGAACGCGACCTGACGGTTGACAGCAAGAAGAAGAAGATCACGAAGGAAAAATTCGTGGAAGCGGTAACGAAGTGGGTGGACCAGACGTTCGATAGCCCGTTCAAAGCGGACAGGCTGGAAGAGCTGGAATACTCGCCTCGTGTCAGCAAAGACTTCGTACTGAAGAAGCTGTTGTCGCACGACCACATCAAGCGTCCGCTGAAGGTTTATACGAACCCCACGCTGACAATCGGTATGGAGAAGGAAATCGACCCGGAGCTGTTGAAGCTGTCGGAGAAGTTTGCGTATGCCAAGGAGATTTCGCACTACCTGACGTACAAGCATCGACGGAACAGTATCTTGGGTGGCGGTATCGACCCGGACGACGACGAGGACATCCAGAAGGGTTGGATGTCGGTGGACCGTTTGGACGTTGATGGACGAATCCCAACGCCTGCTGACACGTGCGGGGCCGCTACGAGTCGTTTCAAACACAGGCTGGTATGTAACGTTCCGCGTGTAACGTCGATGTACGGGTCCGAGATGCGGGAGTTGTTCGGCGTTGACGAATACTTCTACCAGATGGGCTACGACTTCGATTCCCTTGAAGCAAAGGTGGAAGCGCACTATACTTACCGTTATCCGGGCGGACCTGAGTACGGCGTGTCGTTGACGGCTGAAAAGCCGAACGATTGCCACTCGGTTCTGGCTGCGAAGATCACGGACATTCTGGGACGTAAGTTCCCTCGTTCGACGGCAAAGAACGTGAAGTACGGTTGCTCGTACAACGCGCAGATTCCACGTATCGCAAAGACCGTGGGCTGCTCGATTGAGGAAGCTACCATCATCTTCAACACGTTCTGGGAGCAAGCGTTCCCGCTGAAGCAGTTGAAAGAGGCGATGCAATCGTACTGGGAGTCCACCGGACAGAAGAAATTCTTGCTGGGTATTGACGGCAGGAAACTTCCTATCCGGGCGAAGGGTAACGTAATTAACACTGCGTTCCAATCGTGCGGCGTTATCTGCGCAAAGCGGGCAATGGTGCTGCATGACCGTTACCTGAAGGAAGAAGGGCTGTCCATCGACTTCTTCACGGACGACTGGAAGGCCAAACTGGAAGAGAAGGACCAGTTCGCACAGCAGCTCATCGCTTACCACGACGAGGCGCAGTGTGAGGTCACGAAATCCAGTGTGACGTTCAAGCTGTTCAAGTTCGATGGTCCGATGGAAGTGGAAAACGAGAAGGGCGAGATGGAGCTTACCGAATCCGCCGCTGCCGCTAAAAAGGCTTGTAAGGCTTTTAAAGAGGCGCAGACGGACAAGGTATGGTCTGATATCGGCCACACCGATAAATGCTTCTACGTGGCCTATAATCGAGCCGGAGAGCTTGCTGCGAAGGCCGTGACGGACGCTGGTAAGTATTACAAGCTGAAAGTGGAGCTGACGGCTGGCTACATGATCGGTACAAACTGGGCAACTTGCCACTAATTGAAAAGGAGTAGTTGAAATGTTTTTGAATGACGAGTATTATGAAGGCAAGCGTGCGTACCGTGAAGGTTACGGTCACGACGAGAATCCGTATCAGGAGGGGACCACAGAGTTCAACGACTGGACTGACGGATGGGAAGACGCTGAAGGCGAATCATCGATGTAAAATAGTTGTTGACAGGTAGGGTAAGTAGCGTTACTATCTTACCTGTCGCAACCAACCAAACAGGAGAAAATGATGGGTCAAGCAAAACAACGTGGCACGCTGGAACAACGTGTCGAAGCAGCTCGTTCGAAGTGGAACGACGGTATCGAAGTGCAGAAGAAGGAGCTGGAAGCGCTGGATGCACTGGAACAGCGCCAACTCGACGCCCTCGGCCGCTTCGTCAACACGCAAGTGCTGCCGCAGATGGAACGCCAGTACGGTGCGCTGATGCGTGCGGATTTCTCGCTGATCGACATGCCGATTGCAGCGAAGGCACGCGCCGACGAGTTCACGAAAGCTCTGGAAAAATCGGCAAAATAACGCTTGACGGCGTAAGCAGCAACGAAGTAAGATAGCACTATCAACCAACCAAACAAGGAGAAACACAATGAAGAAGATTTTCGCAATGATCGCAATCGCACTGGCATTCACCGGCTGCACCCGTATCGACACTGGCGAAGTCGGCCTCCGCAAGAACTGGAACAAGGTCATCGAGACGGCGGAACTGCCCGCTGGTTCGGTCAACCAGACCCTCGTGGGCGAAGTGCTGACCTTCCCTGTACGTGAAATCAACGCGGAAGTGAAAGACCTGCGGCCGCAGACGGTCGAGAGCGTCACGATGGACGACTTCGATCTGACCGTCGTGTACAACATCAACCCGGCGAGCGTTTCGGACCTGTACATCAACAAGGCCAAATCGTTCAACGGCGTGAACAGCAATGGCGAAGTGCTGCTGATGGAAAACTACATCCAGACCATCGCGAAGAACGCGGTGATGAAGGTGATCCCGAAGTACGAAGCACTGAAGATCAACATCCAACGACAACAAGTCGAAGCGGATATCGTCGCCATCATCAAGGAAGAACTGGCGAAGGAAAAGCTGGATACGTCGATCATCGTGTCGCAAGTGCTGGTACGTAACGCGGTCCCGCCGTCTGCCATCACGCAGTCCGCGAACAACCTCGTCCGTGCACAGAACGAGCTGAAGCAGTCGGCAATCGAAGTCCAGAAGGCCGAACAGGAATCGAAGCGTATCGCAGCACTGAACGCGAATGCCGGTGCAGTGAACTACATGCAAGCCCAAGCGCAGATGAAGATCGCTGAAGGCATCGCTGCTGGCAAGGTGCACACGATTGTCGTCCCGTACGACTTCAAGGGTATGGTCAACGTCTCTAAGTAATACAACCAACCAAACAAGGAGAGAACATGAAAAAGTTTATCACTGGTATCATTCTGTCGCTGGCAACCGTCGCAGCTCTGGCAATGCCCCGTTCCTCGTACTCGTCGGGTAGCGGTAGCGACTGGGGCAGTTCTTCGAGTTCGTCGTCCAGCAGCGATTGGGGTTCATCCTCATCGTCCAGCTCCTACGACAGCGGCAGTTCGTCGTACGACAGCGGTTCCAGCAGCTCATCGTGGGACTGAGAAGGAAGAAAGCGTCGTCCAAGGACTACCAAGCCCTTGTGACGGCGGCAAGTGAAGTAGTGCTACGTACCCGGAACGCATCTTATTCGAACCGGAATAAATCTGGACAAGAGGAATTTGTTCTGGTAGAGTTCTCCAACACGGCGAGCTTCAGCAGAGGATTCCCGAAAGGATACGTAGTAGAGCGTGGTAGCACTACCAACGTACACAAAATAAATGCTGTGAAACTGCTTGACTGGCTGCACGAAAACGGATATAGTGCTTACGGTGCTAGACAGCTAGTGCAACAAACCACGGACTTCGAGCGATTGGAAGCGTCCATCGAGCGAATGTTCACAACCAACTAAAAGGAGAAACAACATGACCCGTCAATTCATCGTAGGCCAACTCGCCGCAACCCGCTTCGCTGAATACGCAGCCCGCCTTCAAGCTGGCGAAGAGCTGAAGCCGGAAGATGTCGTCAGCCTGATCGGCCGCATCACTGCCATCGACGGCGAGGCAGTCACCATCAAAGCAGCAAACGGCGAAGTCGGCACGTTCAACGCATCGACTCTGGTGGATGTCGTCCACTTCGATGTCACCAAGCGCATGAACGGTAACGTGGGTGATAGTGGCTCGGTCTTCGCTATCGACCATCCGCTGCTCCCGCCGAACGAGTACGTCACGACCTCGGAAATCAAGTACATCCTCGCTGACGGCAAGTTCGAAACCCGCAACACGCTGTACGTCCCGAACCTCGTGGACATCTTCGGTGTCGTCCTGCCGTCGCCGTACCTGATCGGCCTTGCGTAACTCTTGACAAGTAACGCTACGTAGTGTAAGATAGCGGTTCTGGAGCAAACCACTCTGGACCGCAACCAACCAATCAAACTTAGGAGAGAAAATTATGGAAATGTCCCTGCACCGCATCATCGCTGAAATCAAAGCAACCGAGCAAAAGCTGTCCCAGATCACCAACGGTTCGTTCGTCTTCACCGTACCGGCCGACTCCGATGCTGATACGCTGGAAGCCAAGCGCCTGTCCCAGGCGAACTTCGACGGCATCCAAGCTCTGCTGAAGAAGCTGGCGGTACTGAAAGCGGAACGCAACAAAGCGAACGCTACCACGAAGGTGAAGATCGGCGGCACCGAGATGACGATTGACGAAGCGCTGGCACGTAAGGCTGCTAACGTCTACCGTCTGACCTTCCTGAACACCCTGCGTGCTCAGATGAACAACGGCAAGGCCCGCGTCGATCAGGTTCAAACTCAGATCGAAGCGAAGATCGCCCAACAAGTTGCCGCTGCTTCCGGTGGTACGAAGAAGGCCAGCGACGACGAAATCAAGGTCTTCCGCCAACTGGCTGAACGCAACACGAAGATCGCTGTCGTCACGTTCGACGGCCTGAAAGACCAGATCGACGCCATCGCGAAAGAGCTGGAACAGTTCGCTACCGAAGTGGATTACGTCCTGTCGGAAGCCAACGCGATGACCAAAGTGGACGTGACGCTGTAATGGCCCGCTGGGAGTTTGTAACGGACAATACGAGCCGTTTGAAAGTACCCGATGGGTGGCTCGTACGGACGATAGCTGGTATCCGTAACAACGTAGCAATGACATTTGTGCCCGATGTTGGGCACACGTGGGAGCTGTAAAGCAGCTTGGGGCTTATCCCCATTTAGTAGCAGATGTACGTAGCAAAACAAGAATCTATCCCGTCATGTGGCCCTAGGACGGAAACTAGGGGCCAACCAATCGCTAATGGATATAGCTCATAAATGTCTGTCGGGAGTCGCCGGAGTGCGGCAACCGACACCAAGTTGAAGCTGAAAGTTTGACTCTAAAAGCTGAAAGGTTAGGCTGGTGACTGTGAACCCGTGTTGTCGCACGGCCAGCGTCAAAGTTCAAGACGTAAAAGATTGAGCCCTAGGAATGGGCTTGGAGCTAAATGCTTGTTCAATCTTCCACAAAAGTTTTGATAGCCAAGGATGGAGCTTTATGTTTGATAGGAAGGTGCTACGTAGCGTCTGCTACTAAATGGCGATAACGTCATTACCGTGGGTCGTTAGCTCAGTGGATAGAGCACGGGACTTCTACTCCTGCTGTCGTAGGTTTGAATCCTACACGACCTACCAACAACCGCAACCAAAAGGAGAGAAATATGCAACGCAAAGACTTCATGACCGCCGCTCAATCCCGTGCCATTGGCAACGCCCCGCGTACCCACGAGAACTGCATCCGCCTGCTGAAAGCTGCTGGCCTGCATCCGGTGGCTCGTCCGGGCAAGACGGCGAAGGACGCGGCCCGTAAGGCACGCTAAAGTTTCGAGAGACGAAATGCCGTCAGTGTCTATAAACAAAACGGCGATTGCGTATGACCGAAAGGCTACGAACTTACATAAAGGAAATTTAGAATGGCATTCAAACCAAAGAAAAGCGGTGGCGGCAACGGTGGCGACTTCACTCCGCGTAACTTCCCGACTCCGTTCAACGGTAGCGAAAAAGGCGTAACGCAAGTTCGTCCGGCCCGCGTCTCGCTGATCGTTGATCTGGGCGAGCAAAACCGTAAGGACATCTACGAACTGAACGGCAAGCTGGTCCCGGAAGGTACGGACGGTGCCGAAACCAAGACGCAGAAACCCGCTGACCAAGTGGCTGTCTTCGTTGACCTCGTGTCGAACATCGTGGACTACGGTGGCGAAGTCGGTAAGCAACCCTACCGCCATATGCTGAACAAGGGCTTCAAGGGCGAAATCGAAGGTATCAACTTCGGTCAAGTTCCTCCGAAGGATGCGAACGGCAAACTGCTGGAAGGCAAGCCGTGGACGTTCCACCCGCAGAACATGCTCACCAAGCTGGCGAAAGCTACCGGCCTGAACGAGCTGGGCGTCGGTGACAACACTGACATCGAACAACTGCTGGATCAAGCCCTGAACATCACGCTGGAAGTGAAGGAAACGAACAGCGGCAAGAAGGACAAGGACGGCAACGATATCGTCTACAAGAACGTGAACACCAAGGGCCTGTCTCCGCTGGCCCCAGTCGATACGGGCGAAGTGGATGACGACGGCAATCCGGTCGAAGCACTGCCTACGGTTCGTCCGCTGAAGAATCCGGCCCTGTGCATCACGTTCGACAACGCCACGAAGGAAGACATCAAGTGGATTCGTCGTGACCTCATCAAGAAAATCAAACTGGCGAACAACTACGCTGGTTCGAACATGCAGAAAGCTATCGAAGCCTACGAGGCTGAGACTGGCACTGCATCCAACGATGACGGCGATGACGCTCCGGCTGACAAGCCAGCAGCGAAACCGAAAGCTGCTCCGGCCAAGCCGAAGAAGCCTGTTGCTCCGAATTTCTCGGACATGGACGACGACATCCCGTTCTGATGTAAGGAACGTTAGCTAACACGCCCGCTACTCGAAAGGGTAGTGGGCGTTTTCCTTTAGGAGAACGTAATGCGGATTAAACTGCAAAACAAGAAGGAGTGGCACGCGTCGTTCGTATTATTCCCTCGAATCATTAATAACACTTTCGTGTGGCTGGAGTGCATTTACCGAAGAGAAGTGTTTAAAGAGTGGGGTTGGTACGAAGGCGGCTACGTCTGGGAATACAGACTGGAGGATGTACATGGAACTACCTAAACTTGTATGCATCGACGGTGATATCCTTGCGTACCGAGCATCAGCAGCGAACGAGAAACGCTTCGTGAAATGTATCCACAAGGAGACAGCGGACGAGGTAGAATTCGACACGCTGACCAAGTTCCGAGAGTGGGCAGGGGACACGGTAGACGCATACGACGTGACGCCGGGACAGAAGGCAGGACCGTTGCAGAACGCCTTCCACATCCTGAATCACATGATCGACAACATCGTGAAAGCTTGCAAGGCAAAGAGCTATCACATCGTCGTTAGCGGAGACAACAACTTCCGCCTCGACCTTCCGTTGCCGACACGGTACAAGGATTCCCGCAAAGACACAGCGAAACCGTTGCAGCTTCAAGACTGCAAGAACTACCTCATCAACTCGCATGCCGCTGAAATCAGCGATGGCGTGGAAGCGGACGATGTGCTCGTTGCTTACATGACCGCTGGACATACGCAAGCGTCGATTGATAAGGATGCCAACCACGGACCGGGGCATCTTTACAACTGGGACAACATGACGGAACCGGAGTACATCAGCGGGTACGGTGAACTGATCGAGATTGTGAAAGAGACCGCCCGTAAAACGGCCGCTGGCAAGCCGATCTTCACCCGTGACATCAAAGGGAAGGGCCGTGTGTGGCTGTACTTCCAAATGGTGTTCGGTGATCCTGTGGATGCGTACAAGCCCTGCGAACTCGCCAAGGTGAAGTTCGGGGAGATTGGAGCGTACGAACTGTTGCGTCACTGCAAAACGGATAAAGAAGCGCTGGAAGCTGTCGCCAAGCAATACAAGATTTGGTATCCTGAACCTATTACGTATCGTGCGTGGGACGGTTCGCTACAAGAGAACAAATCGTGGCTGGACATCTGGCAACTCTACGCCGACTGCGCATTCATGCGTCGTTGGGACGGAGACAGGTTCGACGTGCGAAAGGTGCTGAAGAAAGCGGGGATCGAATATGAAGGATAACGTTCTGGAGCTGACGAAGGAACAGTTTGAAGCGTTCCTCGACCTTCCCGCTGTAAAGGCTACGTACACGTACTATATGTACAAGACCGATCCGAAGCATCTGGCGGACGTACCTCGCTCACTGCTGGGTCGTCGCTGGTTGAAGTTCGCTGGTATTTACTACGTCGTGGGAGAATCGGATGGCTAAGAAGGACGCCCCGAAGACCCGGTGTGGCGGGACGATGACGGAGAGTCAGTTTCTTGCATGGGTGCGCTCGGCACTCCGTTCTAAGAGCCTCCGGTGGCCCCCGAGGAACGAGGCATTGGAGCTTGCTAGACGCCCTTACAAGGGGCCAAATAAGCTTCAGAAGTGGGAGTACTCCTGTTCGATCTGTAAGCAGTGGTACAAGGCTAAGGAGGTTTGCGTAGACCACTATCCGAAGCCGGCTGGCAGCATCCTTTCAGTGGAAGACATCGGAGCGTTCGTGAACAACCTGTACTGCGAAGTTGACAACCTTCGCGTGCTTTGTGTTCCATGCCACGAGATTCATACACTGGCAGACAAAGAGGGGGTTAGTTTCGAGGAAGCGAGAGCCATGAAAAAAGTGATCGAGATTACGAAACAACCAGTAAAGAAAGTACTTGAGTTTCTTACGCAACATGGGTACAATAACCGCTCTGATGTAAGTAACGCTACCAAGCGTAAGGAGCTTGTCACCAAAATTTTGAAGGAGCAACATGAGCAACACAATTGACTGGACCGTACTGGCCGTGAAGTTGGACGAGGCGGGGTCGAGCTGGCGAGAAATCGCAGAGATGTTGAAGAAGCCGAAGAGCACTGTCAGTGACTTCCTCCGTGGCTACCACGCACAGAAGAAGATCGCGGCAGGTAACGATGGCTACGACAACAGCCGTATCCTGTTCATCTCGGACCAGCACATCCCGTACCATCACGAAGGCATGTTCGAATTTCTGGAGATGCTGAAGAAGAAGTACGACCCAACGCGTGTTGTTAATCTCGGAGACGAGCTGGACAAGCATGCGATGAGCTACCACGACTCGGACCCTGATCTTCCTAGCGCTGGTGATGAATTGGAGCGTTCGCTTCCGTACATCAAGCAACTGGAAGCGATGTTCCCAGTCATGGATTTGGTGGAATCTAACCACGGATCGATGCACTTGCGTAAAGCGAAGACCCACGGGTTTTCGAAGCGCTACATGCGTACCTACAACGAAATCCTCGAAGTGGGTGACGGATGGAAGTGGCACAACGATCTGACGTTGGACATGAGCGAATGGAACGTCCCTGACGTTTATGTTCACCACGGGAAGACGAAACGTGCTATCATGACGAGCAAGGCGATGAGCATGAGCCACGTGTGCGGACACTACCACGAATCGTTCGGTGTTGAGTACTGGGCGAATCCGAAAGGTCTGTACTTCGGCATGAACGCTGGTTGCCTGATCGATGACAAGAAGCTGGCATTCAGTTACAACAAGATTTTCCCGCACCGTCCCATCATCGGGACCGGGCTGATTATCGAAGGTGTGCCGGTCATGGAAGCAATGAAACTGTAACGCTACGTAAGTAGCACTACCAACCAAGGAGAATGAAATGATTTTTGACGTACGTAATGATGGTGCTGGCGAAGTTGATGAAGTGGTGTTTGCAGACGGCAAAGCTGCTGACGGTAGCTACCAAGCCCATCGCATCGAGCCGCACACTAAAGGTCGCGATGTGAAGGTGTTCGATGGTTCCGGCGACTATGTGTACGTGAACTCGGAAGATCACGCACGCGACCTCATCAAAGCCCTGAACAAAGCAATTGAACTGGGCTGGCTGAAATGACCACGCTGACCTTTCTGGAAGTTCCGATTGCGAACACCGGACTGGTCCTAGTGCTCCTTTCTAACGGGACGCTTCTACTGGAGCGCTCCCCGTTCTTCGAGCCGATGTTCGACCAACAACTGGACGGCGTGTCGGGTGCGTTCGACACGAAGGGTTTCAGTCTGCTCGACACGGAAGGGAAGTGGACGGACTACGACTACGGTGTAGCGTACGAATACAAACAATTGCCCGCCCTGAAGGCGTGGCTGATTCAACAGAAATTGCAACTTAACTAAGGAGAAATATATGTCTATCGCAGAAAACTTCAACGAACTGGTTTACGAGTGCCACGAGGCTTCCTACAACGCTGGCTGGTGGAACCACAGCAAGAGCGGTCTGGACCTGAAGCGTGTTATTCTGGCCCCGCAAACGCCGCTGGAAGAACTGCTGGGTGGTGCTGTGGTAGCACAAAAGCTTTGCCTGACCCACAGCGAAATCAGCGAAGCGATGGAAGGCCATCGTAAGGGTCTGATGGACGACAAGCTACCGCACCGTCCGATGATCGAAGTCGAACTGGCTGACGCCATCATCCGGGCCTGTGATCTGGCTGGTGCAATGGGCCTCGACCTCGGCGGAGCAATCGCAGAGAAGCTTGCCTTCAACGCTGTTCGCCCTGACCACAAGAAAGAAGCCCGCGAAGCTGCTGGCGGTAAGACCTACTAAGGAGGCAACATGAAAACGATTAGCGTCACTGACCTGAAGCGCATCCCGGAGCTGTCACATTTGCGCATGATCGATTTCATCGATCCGAAGAATGACGCTCTGATCGCTCCTTACCTGAAAGTGTTGGGTTTCGATCTGGATTATCCAGTTGAATATCTGGCACGACAGCATCGCAATCTGGCTGGCGAAGTTGTCATCGCGTACATGATCTGCGGCGAAGTGGATATCAATTCCAGCTTCCTTACCAGCTCGTTCGCTACGGCAGAGGATCGCATCATCGCTGCTGGCTACAAGGACATGAGCCTCGCCAACGAGATGTCCCGTTCGCTTTCGACAAGCCGCGAGTACAGCGGTGTTGCAGAAGCGTTCCCGGCAGAGTTGAGCAACCCGGACGAAGCTGCTATCATGGAACAGATAGTAGTGCTACAAAACCTGATTGACCAAGTACGGCCGAACATGAGACGCGAGGACGGGAGCCTGAAAACCATCACCGAGTATCATGCTCCACCTGTTGAGCCGGTGAAAAAGGAGCGCAGGAAGCGTCCTGTCAAGATTGCAACGTAACACTACGTATGCTATAATATTCGCCTACACGGAGGCTTCGGCCTCCGTTTTCATTCAACTAACAAAAGGAAATAGAAATTGGATATCTCCCAGAAAATTCTCAGTGACGTAGTGGTCTTTAACAAATATGCGAAGTACATGCCCGAAGCAGGACGCCGGGAGACGTGGGAAGAAATTTGCGACCGTAACGCAGAGATGCACATGAAGCAGTACCCGCACATGGCTTTCGAAATCGCTGACGCATTCGAGAACTACGTCAAGCCGAAGAAAGTGCTGCCGTCGATGCGTTCGATGCAGTTCGGTGGCAAGCCTATCGAGATGAACAACACTCGAATGTTCAACTGCTGCTGCCTACCTATCGACAGCCTGCATGCGTTCTCCGAGACGATGTTCTTGCTGTTGGGCGGTAGCGGCGTTGGCTACAGCGTCCAGAAGCATCACGTCGATCAACTGCCAGTGGTGCAGGGGCCGAAGGCCAAGCGTCGTCGTTTCGTCGTCGGTGACAGCATCGAAGGCTGGGCTGATGCAGTGAAGGTTGTGGTCCGTGCCTATTTCGAAGGCCGTGCTGATCCGGACATGGACTACGGCGACATCCGTGACAAGGGCGCTCCGCTGATTACGGCTGGAGGTAAGGCTCCGGGTCCGGAACCGCTGCGTATCTGTATCGAGCAAATCCGCCACGTTCTGAACGGTGCTATCGGCCGTAAGCTGACGCCGCTGGAATGCCACGATATCGAATGCCACATCGCTGACGCTGTGCTGTCCGGTGGTATCCGTCGTGCTGCAATGATCGCGTTCTTCAGCCCGGACGATCTGGACATGATTACGTGCAAGAGCGGCCCGTGGTGGGAACTGAATCCGCAGCGTGGTCGTGCTAACAACTCGGTGGTACTGCTGCGTGGCACGATTGACGAGGCTACGTTCAAGGCTATCTGGAAGCGTGTCGAGGATTCGAATGCTGGCGAACCGGGCGTGTACTGGACGAATGACCGTGACATCCTGAGCAATCCGTGCGTCGAGGCAACGTTGCGTATGTACTCGTTCTGTAACCTGACGACCATCAACGGCGATGACGTTGAAACGCAGGAAGAGCTGAACCAACGTGCCCGTATCGCTACCTTCATCGGTACGTTGCAGGCTGGCTACACGAACTTCCATTACCTCCGTCCGATGTGGCGTGAAGTGACGGAAGATGATGCCCTGATCGGTGTTTCGTGCACTGGTACGGGGTCGGGCAAAGCTCTACCGCTGAACTGGGAAGAAGCAGCCCGTGAAGTCGTTGCAGAGAACGCACGTGTGGCTGCACTGATCGGCATCAACACTGCCGCTCGTACGTCGCTGATGAAGCCGGAAGGTACTGCGTCTATCGTCGTTGGCTCGTCGTCGGGCGTCCACGCATGGCACAATGACTACTACATCCGGCGTATGCGTGTGGGTAAGAACGAAGCGCTGTATGCGTACATGGTGAAGAACTTCCCGCTGCTGGTTGAGGACTGTAAGTTCAAGCCTCATCTGGAAGCTGTGATGTCCTTCCCGCAGAAAGCCCCGGAAGGATCGATCCTGCGTACGGAAAGCTTCATGGACCTGCTGGAGCGTGTGCGTCGCTTCAATCAGGAATGGATCAAGCCGGGACACAACCGTGGCGTGCAACGTCACAACATCTCGTGCACGATCAGCCTGAAAGCTGACGAGTGGGATGCATGCGGACAGTGGATGTGGGACCACAGGGACGAATACAACGGTATCAGCGTCCTTCCGTATGATGGTGGCACCTACGTTCAGGCTCCGTTCGAAGACTGCACCAAGGACATGTATGACGGTCTGATGGCCTACATCGAAGCACAGGGTTCGTTCGATCTGACACAGGTGAACGAAGAAGAAGACAACACGGCACACACGATGGAAGCTGCGTGTGCTGGCGGAGCATGCGAGGTTAAATAATGTCTATATACATAGTCGGGTTCTCAGGCTATGTGGATGATGTCAAAGTCGGTCGCACTACTGACTTTGGCAGAAGGATTTCGGACCACATCTACGACCACGGAAAACTGGACTACGTAGATGTGTACGAATCTACCACTGCCGATGACAAGGTTGTAGAGAGGCACATCCTCGACACGTTCAGGGTGAGGCCGAGTGAGATGCCGTTCCGTAAGCAACAAAGGGCGGGCTGGACAGAGTTTGTCAGCAAGGATAAGATCGGCGGTATCGAAAACTACCTACTAGAGCAAGGGTACGTAAAACGGGAGGACTGCTCTGTTAGCGACTTCGATCATGTCCCTGTTGGGAATCAGTTTAAGGCGAGGCTTAGCAAACTGGAGAGCGCCGTCACGGTGCTAACAATTGTAGACGGAATTATTCTCACATGCTTGATGGCTGGTAAAAGAATACCTAACACAATCGAGGAGTTTGACAACATTGCCAATGAGGCAGGACTTGAAGGAGCTGGATGCTTTGACGAGTTTGACCTAGAGGCTGCTAAGCTGTTCGGTAGCCGCTACCCTCTGGGTGTTTTGCAACCATCAGGGGAGATGTACCTTGATTGAATGGAACGATAGCTTCCCGCCACTCAACCTATACAACCATCCCAGTCATGGGGTTGTCGATGTATGGTCAGAGGCGGTGAAGCTCGGGTGCATCCACGTACCCGATCATATTAAACGAGCAATTTTATACGGAGTAGATAACAATGGAACAGAACCACTTGACGGTGTTTTCTAGCAAAGGTTGTGCAGGATGTAACGCTGTCATCCAGCACTTCGAGCGACTGAACATCCGACACAAGGTAGTGAAGATTGACGAGGACGGGCAAGGCATGCATGCGTTTCGTACGCTGGGCCATCGCACGGTCCCTCAGATTTACAACGAGAACATCGAACTGCTAGGTAGCTCGCTGATGGATATCCTGAAGCTGCCGACTGGCACGTTGGATTTCTACAAAGCAGCTTGACAGCTACGGAAGGTTACGTTACGATGTAGCCTTACTTACCAACCAAAGGAGAACTGGAATGCAAAAACAACCAAAGATCGGTGCACGTTTCATTTACGCTGATGTCAGCACTGTTACGGACTGCACCGTAGGCAAGATTTATACTATCGAACGCTACCACCCGAAATCCGGCAACGCACAGTTCCGAGACGATGTTGGCGACTGGAACAGCGGTGCTGCACCGTCCGGGCGAGGCCGTCCGACCTTCCTCGTAGGCGATTACGTGCCTCTGAAGGATATCCAAGGCATGTCCGTGATCGAAGGTGATACCATTGCTTACGCATTCGCTGGTGCACAGAGCCGTCATCTCGCTCTGTTCGAAGTCCAGCAGATCAACGGTCCTGTGGCCCTGTGCCGTGCCAAATCGGACGGTGCTGTCATCAACCTCGGCGTGTTCGAAGAGCGTGCCATCAAAATCAATTCGTAACACTACTTGACAGGCTGGGTGGAATGGGATTACCATTCTATCTGGCCTTTTATTTTATCGGAGATAGAAATGAACCAATGTGACGGATGCAGGGCTGGTCACGAAGTAGTGACCAAATACGGGTCGAAGGCCCATGTGAACGAGCGTGGCTACATGTATATGTCGTGCCAATCGCATCGCTACGTACAAGAAGAGACGCCAGAGCAACGTGCCAAGCGTGAGCTGGGCTTCCCGATTGAAGGAGTGGAGCCATGAGCGCACATCAATTGGTTCACGATTTTGACGAAGCCGCTCAGTGGTGGGGCTGGGAACGCGACCATGGCACGGGCACCTTTGTAACGCGAGCTATGGAGGGTTACAACGCGTCGAAGGAAGCACTCACAAGCTATGTGTTGGACATGGAAGCGACGCTGGCAATGATCGAAATGCATAAGGACAAGGTATGAACATCGGACTCGACTACGACGACACGTTCACTCGTGACCCTATCGGCTGGGCAGAGTTCGTCAAGTTCTTCACGGAGCGCGGCCACAAGGTCTACATTGTGACGTGGCGGGACGAGGAAGAAGCCAAGGAAGTGCACATGGCTATGCAGTACTGGAAAGTCGAGTGTGAAGGCATATACGCTACGGACAGGAAGAATAAGGAACGCTTCATGTACGGCAAGGGTATTCGCATCGACGTAATGATTGATGACATGCCCCACGCGTGGGTACGAGATATGACGTGAACGCTACATACCAGTCAGACGGAGAGCTAGTCGCTATCACCATTGAAGGATTGTCGGACGAGGGTTTGACATTCCATATTTTCTACATCAAGGAGCAAAAACATGAAGCTAGTAATCGCGGGCTCTCGGAGCATCCGGGACTACAACGTCACCCGACAGGCGATAATTGAATCCGGCCTCTGGGCCAAGTATGGAAAGAAGATTCACGTCATCTCTGGCGAAGCTGAAGGCCCGGACAAACACGGGGAGCTGTTCGCAGAGAAGGCCGGTCTGAAGCTGACGAAGAAGCCCGCTGACTGGGGCAACGTCAAAGCACGTGGGGCAGTGGTACGTCACAACAGCCGTGGGCCGTACAACGCTCTGGCGGGGCACTGGCGTAACGAAGAGATGGCACAGATGGCCGATGCAGCTCTCATTGTGTGGGACGGACGTAGCACTGGCTCGCTCGATATGCTGCACCGTATGATCGCTCTGGACAAGCCTGCGTACCTGTTCCCGCTGCGTATCGATGCGGATGCGCTCGACCGTCTTCAAGATAAGTGCGAAATTATTTTCCCGAATAGCTTGACGGCACGTAAGAGCCTGTAGATAATACTACCTATCGCAACCAACCAACAATTAGGAGGAAGGAATGGCTACTACGGTTTATCGCATTGAAAAGGACGGGATCGGCATGTACGGAAGCGGCGGATGCCGGGAAGAGTACGGCTACGATTCGTTCCGTCATCCGAACCCAGACGACGATGCGAAACTCCGGAAGGCCACGGATGAACGGAAGGGGCAGGACGGTAAGCTGTACTTCGATTACTCCCCTTTCCACTTCGGATTCATCAGTATCGAACAGCTCCGGGCGTGGGTGTACGCTGACGACTGGCTGCGCAGTCTGCACGACTCGGGACACGTACTGGCTATCTGCCGCTCCGACGACGTTCTGGTCGGCTACTCGCAAGCGATTTTCAAGCGCCCGGAGAAGTATTTGAAGGTAAGTATCAAGGACTACTTCAACTTGAAGGATGAAGAGGACGAAGAAAGTGCTTGACCCAGACGAAGTGTATGAGCTACGATGTGAAGCTCGTAGCAAGCAACGTATTGAACGCTGCCAATGCGATGTAGACTGGGGCACATGCCTCGGACCAACCAACTGCCCGTACTCGGGCTATGAACAAGGAGAAGAAAATGAGCCGCAATCAACGTGAAGGTAAATTCATTCCGGGCTGGTGCCTGAACCCGAACATGGTGCTCCGTAACGGTGTGTACCGTGCTGGCGTCCGTGCTGGTAAGTACGCCAACGTGAAGGGCGTACGCAACGCTTTCGATGGCTACGCTACCATCCCCGGCCTGAGCTTCATCCGCTCGATCCGTATGGAGGCTTACGTATGAGCCTGCGCATCGTGCACCGTATCGATACGGGCTTCACCAAGACGACGTTTCCGGGCGGCGAATCCTGCATCCGCGTAGCGGACAATCTGGACGCTGACGAAATCATCGTCGGTCTGGACTTCGAATCGAACGTCGATCTGTTCGATCTGGCCCTGCTCGTGGATGCTCTGCGTCGGCAATATCCCGGCACTCCGCTGCGATTGTTTATGCCGTACGTACCGTACGCTCGTCAAGACCGCGTGTGCAACGAGGGCGAGAGCCTGTCGATCAAAGTCGTGGCAGACTTCATCAATTCGCTGAAGTTCGAACGCGTCTGCATCTTCGACCCGCACTCGGATGTCACGACTGCCCTGCTGGATAACGTGGACGTGTACTCTCAAGAGTTTGCTGCAAAACCTCTTGCCCGTGCCACGGACCCTAGTAACACTATCATCGTTGCTCCGGACGCCGGGGCTTCGAAGAAGGCAAGCAAGTTTGCCAAGGAAGGAGGGTTCGCTGGCCTAATCCAAGCGGAAAAGGTTCGTGATCTGCTGACCGGCAAGATTCTGGAAACGCGTGTCCCGGACATCCTCGCCGGGAACATGGACCTGCTGATCGTGGACGACATCTGCGACGGTGGCCGTACGTTCACGGAACTGGCGAAAGTGCTGCGCTCGAAGACGACCGGCAAGATTCTGTTGTACGTAACGCACGGTATCTTCAGTGCTGGCCCGGAAGTGTTTGACGGACTGATCGATAAGGTGTACACTGCTAATCCTGTCGGTGCTACTGGCAGGTACGCAGTGTCATCTTGTAAAGTAGTCAAACTGTAATCGTAAGCACCGCTACCAATTAAGGAGAAACAAATGGCAAAGAAACTGAAAGAAGGTGATAAAATTGTCTTCCACAACAGCAAGTCGAACCACAACGACCCCGACGTAATCGATCTGACGTTCGGGAAGATTTACGAAGTGCACGAAGCCGTCAACGGCGAGGTCTACGTCTTGGATGACGTTGGCGATATCAATTACGCTTGCGACCCGACGGGCTCCGGTAAGTGGACTAAGATCGTAGACTAACCAATCAACCAAGGAGAAAACAATGAAAATCAAACCGCACCTGATCCTCGACTCGTACAAGCTGGGCCACATCGACCAGTATCCGGAAGGCACGCAATACGTGTACTCCAACCTGACGGCTCGTTCGGCTGGTCACGCCAAGATGGGCAAGCTGTACGACAACAAGGTGGTGTTCGTCGGCCTGCAAGGCTTCGTGAAAGAGTTCCTGATCGAAGCATGGAACGAACACTTCTTCAAGCGCCCGAAGGACGAAGTGATCGCTGAATACAAACGTCGCTGCGACAACTTCCTCGGCCCGGATGCCGTTCGTACGGACCACATCGCTGCTCTGCATGACCTCGGCTACCTGCCGATCATCATCAAGGCTCTGCCGGAAGGTTCGCGTGTGGACATAAAGGTTCCGTTCCTGACGATCCGTAACACCCTGCCGCAATTCTTCTGGCTGACGAACTATCTGGAAACGGTGTTGTCGGACGAGATGTGGCAACAAATCACGGTAGCGACCATTACGTACGAATACCGTCGCATCCTGAACAAATTCGTGGACCTCACCGGCTCCGACATCGGCTTTGCCGATTGGCAGATTCACGATTTCTCGATGCGTGGTATGGTCGGCTGGCACGGTGCAGCCAAGGGCGGCGCTGCTCACCTGTTCATCTCGCGTGGTACGGATACGCTTCCTGCTATCGATTATCTGGAAGAGTACTACAACGCCGACGTGACGAAGGAACTGGTGGCGGGTTCGGTCCCGGCTACCGAACACAGCGTCATGTGCATGGGTGGCAAGGATGATGAAATCGGTACGTTCCGCCGTCTCATCAAGGACGTGTACCCTTCGGGCATCGTCTCCATCGTGTCGGATACGTGGGACTTCTGGCAAGTGATTACGGAGTACGCCAACACGCTGAAGGATGATATCCTGAACCGTACCCCGAACGCTCTGGGTCAAGCGAAAGTGGTGTTCCGTCCAGACTCCGGTGATCCCGTCAAGATCGTCGCTGGTCTGCGTGCAATCGAGTTGAACGAAGTGAGCGAAGACAACTTCTTCCGGTATGATGTCGTTATCAAAGACGGCAAGTACTACGAGTTCGAAGCGGCCTTCTGCGGCGATCTGTGCGAGTGCATGCTGGATATCGAACTCGGCCGTGAAGTGCCCGAGCACGAAGTCAAGGGTGCTGTCGAATGCCTCTGGGACATCTTCGGCGGCGACGTGACGGCGAAGGGCTACAAGACGTTGAATCAGCGCGTGGGCCTGATCTACGGCGATTCGATCACGCTGAAGCGTGCAGAAGAAATCCTGCAACGCCTGATGGACAAAGGCTTCAGCGCTGGTAACATCGTGTTCGGTGTTGGTAGCTTTACGTACCAGTACATCACTCGTGATACGTTCGGCATGGCTGTCAAGGCTACGTGGGGCGTCGTGAATGGCAAGGCTCTGAACATTCAGAAAGACCCGAAGACCGGCGACGGTATGAAGAAGTCGGCAACGGGCCTGCTGCGTGTCGAGAAGGAAGGCGACAAGTTTGTGCTGTATGACAAGCAATCGATTCACGACGAAATGCTGGGCGAGCTGGAAACCCTCTTCGTTGACGGCCAGTTGCTGCGCGATGAAACGTTCGCTACCATCGTAGAACGTCTCAAGCAGTAAGAAAGAAGCGTTATGGCACTAGACATCTTCGGAAATACTCTGTATACTGGTGATGTTGTCGTGTTCGCAGAAGAGGGTTGGGGCGGAGAGCCCTCCCTCGCTGTCTTCGAAGTGGAAGAAGTAGTCGATACCAACGTCGTCAGCGCTAGAGCAATGAACGACTACGCAATCGGGGAACTCTTCTACCTTCAGGACACGGACAAGCGTTGCTCGCTGATCCGCAATGTGTTCAAGACAGCAGCACTAAACCGTAGTACCACTATCAACTAACTAAGGAGAAATACACTATGAAACAATCGAAAAACTACATCGGCTTCGTCAACGATCACTCGGGCTCGATGGCTGGTAAGCGTGCTGAAGCAGCAATCCTCGACTACAACGCCAACATCACGGCGATCAAGGATGCAGCGAACGCTGAACTGCTCGACACCGTTGTTTCCGTCGTCGGCCTCGGTATCGGTAACTCCCCGCTCGGCGGTTACGCCAACGGCACGGAGCGTCAGGTGGTCATCTCGAATCCGCACGTCCTGAAGCCTGTCGCTGACTGGCCGACTCCGGGCAACACGCCGCTGTACGACGGCGTGGGCGATATGATCGAACTGCTCGAATCGCTGCCGGATGCGAAGGACTCGCACGTTTCGTTCCTCGTGATGACCACGACGGATGGCGAAGAGAATGGCTCCCGTCGTTACAGCGCTGGCTCGCTGCGTCAGAAGATCGAACAACTGCAACGTACCGGCCGCTGGACCTTCGTGTTCCGTATTCCGAAGGGCTACCGCAGCTACGTCAGCAACCTCGGCGTCCCGGCTGGTAACATCGTGGAATGGGAAACCACTGCTGAAGGTATGGCGAAAGCTACGGCTGCTACCACGCAAGCAATGCACAGCTTCTACACGGCTCGTTCGGCAGGCAAGTCCAGCTCGACCGTCTTCTACGCTGATGCAACCGCTGTCGATACGTCGAAGCTGGTGGACATCTCGAAGCGTACGTCGCTGTACGTGGTGGAAGCTCACGAGAACGGCAAGCAGATTCGTGACTTCATCCTGTCCCGTCGCACTCGCTACCTGAAAGGTGCAGCGTTCTACCAGCTCACCAAGACGGAAGCTCGTGTTGGCCCGAACAAGATGCTGGCTGTCCGTGACCGTAACACTGGCGTCGTGTACGCTGGTAAGGAAGCCCGTACGATGCTGGGCCTGTCGTCGGTGGACAACATCCGCCTGCACCCCGGCAACCACGGCAACTACGACCTGTTCATCCAGTCGGAATCGGTGAACCGGAAGCTGGTGGCTGGTACTGGCGTGCTGTACTGGGAAGAAATCGGCGTGCCGTTCACCCAAGAAGAAATCGACCGCTTCACGGGTAACGCTCCGGCTGCTCCTGCAAAACCGGCTGTCGTGCAACTGCCTGCTGTTCCGGTGACGAACAAGCCGACGCCTTCGCCGCTGAAGCCTACGCCGAAGGTAACGTTGCCAGCTCCGGGCACGCCTCCGAAGGCTCTGCCTGCTGTGAATGGCCGTGTGCGTTACCACGAGCCGACGCTGGACGCTCTGTTCTACTCGACGCGTGATATCGCTCGTGAAGTGGCTCACTCGATGCCGGGTAAGAAGCAGTACGATGCTGGCCCTACCGCTCCGTACGGTCGTCGTTTCTTCGTCGCAGCAGCGTAACTAGCGCTTGACAGGGTAGATAGGAAGTACTACAATGCTTCCTGTCTACTGAAACTTGCAATCCGTCCTAGCATATGTTATACTACTACCTTTAAGGAGGTAGTAGATGAACGAGATTTTTGAGTACGATGAAACAAGCCCTTCGGGGATGAGATGGAAGGTCGATAGATATACAGGCCACTCCAAGACACGAAAGCACATATCCGCTGGGGACGTAGCCGGACACTGGAGCAAGGCAGGTTACTGGACCGTTAACGTCAACAACAAAGCCTACTATGTACATCGTGTTATCATGGAACTGCATGGTTACGACATAGAAGGCCTTGAGGTTGACCATCGTGACAAGAACAGATCGAATAACAAGCTAAGTAATCTTCGTGTCGTACCTAGAGTGCTTAACTCCCGGAACATAACGATGAGGGATGATAATTCGAGTGGGGTGACTGGTGTTGTATGGCAAGAATCAAAGTACAGCACAGTAGCTACTGCTTGCTGGCAAGAAGCTGGACGACAGAGCCGGAAGAGTTTTTCAGTCGGCAAGTACGGGCTGCTAGGGGCATTTGCCAAGGCGGTCCAGTTTAGAAAAGAAACCATCCAGAGGCTAAACACCGAAGGATACGACTACACGGAAGGACACGGAAATGGCGCTACGGATCGAGAGCGGGGACTTGTTTAACGAAGCAATGGGCAAGAGGGTCATCATCGCGCACGGATGTAATAAGCAGGGGAAAATGGCTTCGGGATTTGCCGGAGTCGTCAAAAAGCTCTACCCATTCTGTTACTCTGCCTACATGCAGGAACATAATGACTTCGGGCTGGTAGGCGGGGATGTAGTTTTTGCTACGTCTAAAGATAGCAAGGTAGTGGTAGCTAACGCTATTACGCAAGAATTTTATGGACGGGACGGTAAAAAGTATGTAGACTACGACTGGGTTGTGGATTCTATGACCAAAGTTGCAGACTACTCCAAGAAGCACAATATCCCGATCTACCTCCCGATGATCGGTGGCGGTCTGGGTGGTGGTGACGTGAAGCGCCTCACGGCTATCTTCCAAGCTGTCTTCTTTGATGTGGACGCTACGCTGTACGTGCAAGAATGAAGCGCTTCTTCGGTTGGTTGAAGAAGCTGCTCCTTGAGGATAAGCCGCATCCGAAAGGTGATGAAATGTTCCGTGGCAAAACTATTGAATAGGAGAAATAAAATGGCATACGTAATCACGATGTTCGCTCTGTACGCCGTAATGGTTGGCGGCTGGATCGCCAATCTGGTGAAACTTATCGGGATGATCGGTCACACCGACCTTCTGACCCTGCTGCCGGTGCTGCGTATCGTCGGCCTGTTCGTTGCACCGCTGGGTTCCGTACTCGGCTTCATGTAATACAACGGCTACGTAAGTAGCCATACATACCAACTTAAAGGAGAATCAAATGTTCGTTTACCAATACCAATACATCCGTTCCAAATTCCTGAGCATCCCGCTCGTCCGCCGTGTCTTCAAGATCAAGGACGAAGTTCGCAAGGTCGATAACGTCCTGACGGCATTCAACGCTGCCGTGGCTGATCTGGAAAAGGTGGCCGTGCAACACGCTGGCCTCGCCGTGGCACACACCCGTGAAATTGAAGCACGTACCGCTGCCAAGCTGGCTGCTGAAGCCGAGGCGGCCAAAGCTACCAACATCGCTGCTAAGATGAAGGCGGTGTTCCAATGAAGATCGACGCTGGTACGCCGGTGTTCGTCCCTGTGACGATTACCATCCAATCGCAGGAAGAGTTGCAGCTTTTCGCAGCCTTCTTCGGGGAAGGGGCTGGGTGCGTCGGTGACGCGTACGGTCTTCCGGAGGACTTCATGTACGATACCTACAAGGAGTTGAAGGATGTACTCGACGCCCGTGGAATCCCGTACGTAAGAAAACTCGACGTAACAACCAAGTAAGGAGCACTACATGACTACGAAGCAACAAGCCCTGATCGAATACAGCCGTGAAATCGGTCCCCGTGTTCGCGACATCATCAACAAGAAGCAGATTATCAAGGACTTCATCACGACCGATCAACGTGCCGTCGAGATGGCAGAAGAGGCCAAAGCCGCTACCGAAGCTGCCAAGGCTGAGCTGAAGAAGTACGTCGAAACGGAGAACGCCGAACTACTCGAAGAAATCAAGGAGCTGGAGAAGGAACTGGGCCTCGCCATCAAGGCTGCTGCACGTTCCACCAAGGGCACCGACCACGAGTTCAAGGCCGGGGAACTGAAGCCCTACTTCGTCGCTCGTAACAAGCCGTTCGAACAAGGCAAGCCGTCGCCGGTCAAGAAGGTGATCGTCAAGGGCGACACGTTCGAAGTCCTCGAAGCCATCCTCGGCAAAGACGACTGACAATAAAAAAGGAGGGAGGACCATTACAGTCCTTCCCTCCAACACACCCTACCACGGATGATCCTTACTCGTATTTACCAGACCTAAACGTGGACGGCTCTGATTCAAGGTAAGCTAAAGCCTTTTTCAGTCCCTCCACGTTATCTCCTAGCGATCCTATTCCTGTGTTGCAATTGGTACAGAGAATCCCTCTCACATATCCCGTGACATGGCAATGATCTACGTTAGCCGTTGTCCGCGTCAACTCCGTACTGCATACCTTACACTTCCCGCCTTGACTTGCCAGCATTCCCTCTACGTCCGTAAGAGTCATTCCATACTTCGTCTGGTACGTATTGTCCGCCTGTTTCAAAGCGTCTCGCTTACGTTTGGCTCCATCTGACCTTCTAGCTTCGTAGTACTTGGCAGACTTTTCTGGATTATCTTTGCGGTACTTCGCAGAGTACACTTTCATCTGCTCTTTGTACTCTGGATGTGCTCGCCTAAACTCTCTTGCGTAACAGGATGAGCACATTCCTTTAGCGAAGTGCTTCTTCTCAGGGTGGCAAGTAGCTGCCTTTACTGGCCTACTCATTTCTTTGCAGGCTCTACAGGGACGGACTGGGCAAGTAGGCGAGTCTTCTCAGAACTGCCTGAAGTGCTACCGAAGTAGTAGCTAATCACGCCTGTCCATGCCGTACCCAGAGTACCTAACATGATATACAACACTTCCTTCGTACCAGCCGGTACAGTCCCGAACATCAAAGCTGCCAGCACCGAGAAGAAGCCAAGCGTAATCGCGTAGGCCAGAACCTTCGGCGTATTGTCTTTCACTTCCGTCTCACGCTTACGAGCTGAGTCGCGATCCGTCCCCGCCAACTCTTCCCGTTTGATACCTAGCGTTTCCATCTGCACTTGGTATTCCTGATCGGCTTTCTTCAGGGCCAGCAGTTGATCCGGTGTAGCGCCACTAATCGCTGCCACAAGCGCTTCCTGCTTGTCGGAGGTAGTTCCGGTAGTCTTCACTCCGAAAACGCCTTCTAGGGCCGCTACAGCCCCTCCAGCAAGGGGTCCGCCAACAGCGGTAGCTAGCGTAGGAGCGATCTTCGCTAGAACGTTGCCTAAGTCTTTGAAATCCATACAATCTCCTTTATACTTTGAAGTGAACCCGGTTTGTGATCCAACCTACGAGGAAGTCTTCCTGCACAGGATTGTTCTTCGCGATGGCGAGGTAGCGGGCTCCGCGATTGATAATTAGCGCCTTCAGTAACAGGTCTTCGCCCCGTTTAGCCAGAAGGGTAGCCAGTACATTCAACGTACCTGCACCTAGTACACCATCCTCTTTAATGTCAACGTAGTCTTTACCTTGACGGTTGAGTAGGTTAAGGCACTCTTGAAGGGCTACGGTTGCGGCACGTGGCCCCATATTAACGCCCATGTCTGCCAGCTCCGCCGCCACTTTACCGGACAGCATAGCCACACGGTCGAATTTCGGTTCAAGCCAATAACGGTTTAGGTAGATTTGCTTGGCCGTAGCACGGGGGAGGTCTTTCATAGGCCCGTAGTATCCATTGGCCTTAGCTGTCGTGACAGTGACGCCATACATCGTCTCGCCACCGGCATCATTTTTGTCATTCGTATAGCCGCCCTCGGCTACAAGAATGTCGTCAATAATCTTATCAACGACATCATCCATTTCATTTCTCCTTCTGCGTTTACGCTTATCGAGTTTCTTGTTTACGTACCATTTCGATCATCAGCTTGAGCTGTGCCAAAATGTTAGTTTCTGTGGAACGAATCTGGTCCGTCAGGCGGGCCGAGAGCTGTTCGATTTCCTTGTCATGCTTTGCTTCCAACTTGTTCACAAGTTTCTCCGTGTCGGCTTTCGCATCTGCGATTTCAGATTGAAGACGGCGTTCCATATCAGTCATACGTTCTGTATCTGCTTTTTCCTTGATGGCTTCTGCGTGGCCTTTTGATTCATCTCGTAGGAGTTTCCATACCACGCCTACAAGCATGGTAATGAACGTGAAGAGTCCACCTGCGATCCAGAGGATTACGGTTTCGTTTGGCATTTCGAATTTCCTTAAAAACTTGGCTTCAATGCCAGTAGAGTATTACCAGTGATGTGTCCGATGTTATCGAATACGTCCCGGCCTGCTTTTGCGAGAGTTGCAGCAGCCAATTCGAAGCAGAACCACGAATCATCTTCAGTCCAATCGCGATCAGGGGCGATAGCCAAACCGAAGGCTCCCTTGAAGTCGTACTTCTTCCCGACTTGCGAGCGAGCGAATTCCAGTCCAGCTTCCGCATCCTGCACTTCAAATTCAACCGTCTTGATAACGGTCGAACCTTTCAACGCCTCCGATACAAGGGCGCGGCGGCAACCGTGTGTCATGGAAGCTTCGATTAGGTAGTCACCGTCTTTTACAAGGCAGTGGGATGCTTCGGCATTCTTGAAACGGCTACGTGGTAGACAGAAGCGAATAAGCCATGAAGCCGGGTTCCACTTCCGTGTTGTAAAAACTACGGTGATTGTTTGCATTACACTTCCTCGATATCCAGTGTCGCACTGTTACGATTGAAGTACGGCGTGCTCATAACCGGAGAGGTAACAAGCTTTCCGTACAATTGATTCGCCTGTTCCAGCGTTACGTCCGAGTTATTCGGGTACATGCTGATGAAGACTGGACGTGCCATGCCGTTACCCCACAAGATGTTCCACATCTTTGCTTTGTCGCTGGCTGATGCCAACCACGGAAGGGAGAACGATTGCTTGCGGTACTTCGTTCCAACATCTGTCAGTTGATCGCCGCCGTCGGTACGGTAATGTTTGCTCGTGTCGTTAACGGACATGGTTGCACTCCCTGCCTCTGGTCCAACCTCTGGCTCCCAGTAGTCCCCGATCAGTAACCGAGATACTTCGATGTACCCTGCTGTGTTTGTCGTGTCTACGATGTCGATAACAACCTTGGCAACCTGTGCCGGATTACTGACCCACACTCGTCCGTACGTTCCTCCGCCGTAAGCAAAAGCGTTGACGCCTAGCGGTTGTCCCCATCCCCACAGCCCGAGGGCTGGTGCAGGGCAGGCGTAGACGGCTCCGGTATCGAACAGAGGCGTAGGGCTTGATGTAGTAGCGTATCCACGGACACGGACGGTGGCTTGAGAAGTCAGGTTGCAGAACGGCAGGATAACTGCTGCCACTACTTCTGCCGTCGTCCACGTCGCCGTGATTGTCGCTGATGTTGATGTGCTCCGCCAAACAGAACTTTTAATCGTTCCCTGCATATTTGCAGCTACCAGACTTCCCGCTGTTGAGGAAGCTGATAGCGTTGCACGGTCGGCTGCATTATCGTAAAGAATACGAATGTTTGCCATTTGAGTTCCTTACCAGTCGAGGATACTTACGTAGTACTCGGCTTTATCTAGCTCGGCAAGCATCTCGTCTTTTTGATCTACGGTGTAAGCTTTGCGGAACGGGGTCGATGCAATGACCACTCCATCCTTTAGCACTTGGTCCAGCCATTGTGCATTGATTGCACTCTGCTCCGGTAGCACCGTTACTTGATTAAGAACGCGTTGTTCTGTGAATGCCATAATTTTCCTTTCGATTAAATGTCGTAGTGTCCGGAGAAGGCTACAAAGCCTGATGTGTCCATAGGGAGGCCGACTAGCGCCGTGTTGCTGCTCTGGTTGTATAGATAACCGTTAGACGACCCTACAGCCATGAAACATACAACACTGCTTCCTGTGTACGTCAGGCCATCCGTTACAATAGAAAGAACCGGGCGGTTTTGCACGGCACTGTTTGATACAAATGGCATCCCTCCGACGCACATGTTTCCTGTACCGCTGTGCGATGTCCACTGCACGGTCCCGGCAACAAATACACGGTTCCCGATACGTGTGTAGCGTCCAACTTGGATAGCATACCCTCCTGTACCATTTGTAGTCGTTCCGAGGATAACCGGAGTGAACGTTCCCTCTTCATACGCATCCAACGTGTTTGGGTCGGACAAAGACACAGCCGTCGATGGGAACGAGATACCTTTTGAAATTTGAAGGTCGCCGCCTCCGGAAGTAGCCGCTCCCTTTCCAATCAGAAGATTACCGCTGAAATCGATCCTAGCAGCTAATGTCCATGTAATTGCGGCGTCTGCCGCCCCGCTAGCGGCGACGTTCCACCCGTGACCACTTGAATCTTGCACGTAGAGCGTAGCTGGGCTAGCCGCCTTATACTTGTAGACCCCTCCGATGTAGTACCAGTTCTTTCCTTGATAAGAGTTGCCATTGAAGTTTGAAGCCATCCATGTTGTCCCCCCTACCTCTAAGAAGCTGAAATCTGTATATACGCCTTTTGGGATAGTCCCGATGCCAACGCTACCGTTTACATCAGTACGCATTGCTTCCTTCAGGCTAATCGTAGCGCCAGCGGTGCCGAACGGAGCGTAATACCAGACGTGTTGCCCAGATACTTGTCGATACAGTGACGCAGAATCGCCTGTCCCGTATTTATACGCCCCGCTGCCTGTGTTTACAACGTTAGCTCCAACGTTAATTTCGTTATCGTTGGTTGCCCCGAACACGCCGTTACCGGCGCGTCCGAGTTCGATAGGCATCATATTTACCCACCAATTATTACTTGGCGAAAGCCCGATAGCCAATGGCCCGGTCAATCCCAGCAAGTTTGTGTCTAGTGCTGTTTTAGACATTCTTTACTCCCATTACACAGATATTATGGTTGAGCGGAATGCTCGAATTGAAGGTGATCGTGTAAGCGTACCCATCAAACGTCGCCACATAATCGTGACCGTCTGGACGCATCAACATTCCCTGTTGGTACACAGCACGTGGAACAATCCCGGCAGGAACGATAAAGCTACTTGATACCCCATCCCCTGTGAACCAGTAAGGCACTTGTGTCAGGTTTGAATTGCGGCAAGCATCTGCTACCATTTTCAATTCCGAACGCAACGTCATAGCTGGCTGTCCGAATCGTGCTCCCGATGCTCCCGCTGTGATATGCGACCCAGCAGCAGCCGAGATGCTTGTGATACCAGCTACAGATGTAGCAGCGCTTTCGATACGTTGCAATCCCCGGAACGTAGAACGTCCCCAGCTAGTTCCGACATGCACGCTATCTGTGATATCGTCGTAGCCAACTGCCCCTACTGAGTTCTGCGTGCCATCGATAGTGCACTGAGCGCCTGCACGGAACAGTTGCAATTCATCACGGTAGATGTGACCGATCTGGTTCGCAGATGGAGCCGTAGCACAGATTTTAATCATCGCCAAGCTTGCATTACACGGGTTGATTGTTCCGTTGTAGTAGCATGCGCCGATCTGAAGAACTGCCGACGTGTTGGTCAAATCCCCGACAGTTGTTGCTACAGTCGAACGCAGCACACCGTCGATGTACAGTTCCAACATAGCTCCACGACGCACCGCTGCCATGTGGACCCACTTGTTAATCGGGTGAGCGGTAGCCCATTGCGTTAGCGTGGTATTTGTACCATCACTACATGCAAACTGCGGGTATCCGCTGGCATTCGTGTACCAGTTCCAATAAGCCCCAGTCCCGTTTGACGTTCCTTGCTTGTTGGTGCGCTTAATCATGTCCTTACCGACCAGCGTTGCACCGGAGAAGAACCAGCCCATAACTACGAAGTCCCCCGTCATATCAAGCTGGCTGTTGTAAGGCTGCTCTAAGTAGCTGGTAGACGTGAATCCAGAGTAGCCTACGAGTTGTGCTCCCGTGGCAACTGCCGTCTTTGTAATGCTACCATTAATGCCAAGCCCAACTGGGACCGGAGAACGATCCGCGTCTACCTGCTTACAGGACACGTTATCAATATCAAACAACTCTCCAGAAACCCAGTTACTAGCCGACGAGAAGAATAGGTACATCGTTGTCGCCGTAGCCGTGAACTCTGCATACTTCCCGGTTGCTGGTGCGATCCCGATGGTGAAGTTGGTGGCATCGACGTTACCCGGAGAGCCTGAGCCAACGTATAGGAAGACATTCTTCCCTGCTGTGTTAGTTACAACGTCCATAAGCACCCGGTAACGCTTGCCTACTACACAAGCGACAGGGGTTGACATTCCTTGTCCCGGTCCTGATACCGTCAACCTCAAGGCTCCGTTGACGATGCTCATAGTCCCTCCGCTAGCTGTCCATCCAGTCGTACTTGTCATCGTACCGTTTGATACCAGCTCTGGAGCTGTAAGAGTCTCTGCCGTTGTATCAGACAGCCACGATGCCATAGCCAATCCCGGCATCCACCCGCTGTTGTATGAGTTTGAAATGTACGCTACCATCGACTGGGTACGATCTACGGGCGTGTGCTGGATAAGTGACAAGCCATTGTTCCCAGTTGCGATTCCGTTCTTCAGCCCTTTGAACTTGGCCACGGATACGTACGGCGTATATGGATAACCATTCGCCACAGCAGGATCACCGTAGATATGCCAGTTGGATGTAAGGGATGCTGACGATGTTGGGTACTTTGCAGCATTCACTCCGACGTAGATTGCTAGACGGCGATTGTCCGTTCCGAAGTTTCGGATTAGACGCCCTTCAGATGTCCAGCCGACGTGCGATGCATTTACCGAAGCATTACCTGTTGCGGTGTCATGCGCCGATGTTCCATCTGCCTGAATCACTGTCACGCCGCCTGTCGTGGCAACTGCCAGAGTCGGCCCCGGAAGTCCCGTTGAAAGATCAATAGGGGCGTCAGGTTGAATTGTTACCGCAATGTGGTTCACGGCCACGCTAAGGATTCGACCGTATGCCTCCGTCAGTCCAACAAGGTCATATCCAAGTGCAGCATTACGCTGTGCAATGGAGCCTCGTTGACGGTATAGTCCTCCAGTGTGCAGGAAGCCAGCATCAGCAATCATACTGAGGCGGCTGATACCGTATGCGCTAGTGCCTACAAAGATCGTTCCGTTTGCGGCACATACGGAACCGACCGTGCTTGAGGCTCCATACAGCAAGTTTGAAACGCCTTGCGTGAACACCATCCACATCGGCAGGGATTGCTGTGTTGCATCGTAGATTACGAGACGTGCAGCCTCAACAACGATCAAGGCTACGGCAGGGAATTCACGAGTGTTCCCACGGTAGATGAAGTCGCTACGCTCCGTTCCAACTGTTCCAGCAAGCACTCGGAATGATCCGTCACCGCTGTAGAAGTAGTAATCTCCGATGACGCCGCCCGCTGCCAGTGCTGCAACAGTCCCGGCCTGAGTACCGAGCCACTTGCCCGGTTGTACCGTTTCGTTATACCAGCTAGTGTGAGCGCAGCGTTTCCGCCAAGCGCCTGCATCACTATCCTTGCTGGTGTCATACAGGAACGCGTCTACAACTGCGCCTGTGTGGAAAGCCTGAACAATCGCAAGCAATGATTCTCGCGAGTCTGCCGCTGCTTGTGCACTTGCTGCTGCTGCGTCGGCATACGCCTTCACGCTCGACGTGCTGGTCGTTACCAGATCATCCATCGCATTCAGTTGGACGATGTAGTCTTTCTGGCCGTAGTAGAACCGTGTTGACATAAAAACCTTTCGTAGTGCTTCTTACTGTGTTATAATCATAGGTAGGATTATAGCATCCATCCTCCTATACGTCAAGAAAAAGAGCCTCCCGAGGGAGGCTCGTAGTGTTACTTATCCACAATGGTACGTGCACGCAATCATCTTAACCTCGTCCGGGGACGAGAATGTAACGCTTTCACGGGCCTTTGCTACTGTGTAATTTCTGAGAATATCATCGCCTTGGCGCATCCCTTTACCCGGTGTGCTTGATGTCGTGATGTAGTCGCCCGCTTCAATATCCCCATTTTCACCGCAGACATTAACCTGCCCCTCTCCCAACGAGTTGATAATCCCGCGTCTATACTTACTTGCGATTTCGTCAAAGTCATCACACGGCCTTCCTTCTAATTGTGGCCCTTCTAGCAGAAGGAAGGTTGAGTTGTCTATCAAGGCCGCTGGAGGATTAATAGAGACAAGATCGATGGCCCTAACAAACACTCCAATCACATTCTTTTGACAAGGCACAGACGAAACGCCAATGGCTGCTATCGTGTTGGATACATTCGAGCGCCTAACTACTTCAACGTCTACCATGATGTCTCCGATTTCCGGCTCTGATGAGTCTTTAAGCAGCAACCCGTCGTGGGAGCCGGTAAATGGGCCGTAGTTTGGACCGCTTCCTGTGGCGTAAAAGTCATACCCGTTGGAAGCTCCTACCACACCCTCCGCCCCGTACGTTCCGTTTGTGCATTTGAGCGCATCAGTCTGAGAGTATGCGTACCCCCTGATACTCGGAGTTCCGCCTTCGCTCCACGCCCTGACGGCGGGCACACTGGGATAGTCGGAATTGTCAGCATCAACGTTACCAGCTTGAATATTGTCAATCCATACCAGTCCCCCGGCTTGAATCTCGACAGCCCTTCCTGAAGGGGTATGCCCGGTCCCAGCCTCGAATGTAACACCCTCCAACGTCCCAGCCGATACCTGCCCTGCATTGACAGTTCCTGCGTAGACTACGCCAGCAGCTAACGTTCCCGCTGTAATCTTGGAAGCGGCTAGATCGGAGATGTAAGTACTCCCAATTGCCCCAGAAGAAATCAGCCCGTTAATATTAGAAGCCGTGATCTGGCCTGCAACGTCCCATCCGAGTGTTGCACCCCTAGTTGCATTATCTTCCGGTTTACCTGTTCCTGAGATTGAACTCCAAACGTTTACGCTAGAAGCTGCCACTCCATTTACAGTTCCCGTTACGTTTCCAGCAAACGCTACGTTCGCACTTGGGCGGTAAGGGTTTTCAGCAGCCATAGAAGGCTTTACGAGTGTAGACTTAATAACCCCGGCAGAGTTGATATCTTTATCGACCGACCTGTAAGCCAGCACTCCGAACGTCGTGTATAAGTTAGCTGCAACACCGAACAAGATAAACGCCCGCTTATTAGCTGGAACAGTGTAAACTGTTTCAGCCGCTACAGACGTTCCGAACGTATACGCCGAACTAGATGCAGACTGGTAGACGTAGATTTGAAATCCGTCAATGTCCCCTTCAGTTCCAGCCCACGCCCATTCAAATGAGATGTCGGCCGATCCATCTGTCCGCAGCGTGTGATCCACTGCTGAACCGTCAGATAAGATAGTAGGGGCAGTAATTGCCGCACCGTTGCGGTCGTTGGATGCATTGAAGTTCGTGGCTGCTGTTGCTACTGTGTCTGCTGCTACACCGGATACTAGGGTTCCAGATGGGGCTCCTACGGTAGACGATGCGACCCACGCCCCGGCGATCTTCTGATACAGCGTGGAGTTGTCTGTAGCGTAGTAAAAGTCCCCATTACTTCCGGTCGGACGGGATAGCAGAATACCTTGCGTGGTCGCGTTAGCTGTCGCATTAAGTGCACCCGAGTACCCGAGCCCTGTTATAGTTACAGCTCCGCCACCCGCCCCGGACAGCGTTCCGTTGCTAGACAGCGAAATTGCCGAGTTGAGCGTGCCAGCAGCAGCGTACGCTGGGTTCAGCGATGTTCCGCTGGAAAGGATCGTGTTTCCACTTGAATCCTTAATTGTGATCGCCTTCATCGTAGCGTTGCCGCTCGCGTCTACAGTGAAGTTTCCATTGGCACTGCTAATTGTCCCGGAGACATTCAGCGTTCCCGTGTTAGTTGTGATAGCCGACAAACTTCCGACCTTCAGGTTGCTAAGGTAAGGAACACTCCAGACAGTCGTATTTGAAATCGGGTTGTACAAACCGTTGGACTGAAACACAGCCTGCCCTGCTGCTGCTGTTGGCACTGTCGTGGTCCACGCACGCGTCTCTCCCCATGTTCCCGTTGTAGGCAGTGTTGTTCCTGCTGTCGTAGCTGTCGCTGGAGTAAGGTTAAGACTGCTACCATCAATCAACGTGTATGCAATTGCTGCTGATCCACCATTCAAGGCCATGTAACCAATTGCGGATACGGTTGCTGTAGTCCAGTCAATGCTGCTTGTCGTCGCACCTGTCGCGTCAAGCAACCCCACACTCGCTTCATACAACGTGTAACCAAGCGCTGGAGCGTCCGTTTTGTTTTTCGTCCAGCCGGTTGCAGGAACCGTGTTGTAAGTGCCTGTAGCCCACGTCCACGTTGCTGTACCAGTCGTTGTAGGGGCTGTGGCGGCCCATTGGTATGCTCGTGCTGTAGCCGTTTTCACGCCCGGTGCACCCGTAGCGCCTGTAGCCCCGTTCTGCGAGATTGCTGACATCGTGGCACCAGCCGTGTACGTGATATCAAGCGTTTGCACGCCGGATGGTGAACTCACAGATTTTTGAGTCACCCACAACTGAATCCCCGGCGTCCCCGGATTGGTCGGTACAGAGATGAACCAGTTGTCAGTCCCCACGTAAGAAGTGTTCGCCCCTGTGTTCCACGACAACGTAGAAGTCCCCGTTGGGAGCGCTGGTTGCGCCGTAGACCACTTGTAGAGGTAAGCCGTGGCATACTGTGCACCCGCTGGACCCGGTTGTCCAACGGCTCCGTCTTGCACCTTCGAGATTACCTGCGTTGCTGTATACGTTTGCCCTAGGTCTGTAATACTTGCTGTCAGAGTGAACGAATCAATCTGCATATTAGCAAACGTAAGTTCTGCACTATTGCCGTTTGTAGTCAGCGTTACTCCGCCTGCCCCGGTGGGGACGCCAGTAGAGAACGTTACCGTGCCACCGCCGATATTAACAGGGGTCGCACGGATATTGATCTTCAATGGCGTAGGGCTTCCATCTGTTCCTACGTGGAAGAATGGCGTATCAACTGCCAGCACGAGGTATTTATTCGCACGCGGATCGACAGAGCGTTGTGCTGCTTGAAGCATTACATCACGGTCGTTCTGAATTGTGACTGTCATTCTTTATCCTTATACAAGAACCCCGACCGTAACGTGACCGTTCAACCAATTCGGAGTGAGTGATACCACGATACCTGTCTTACCGTTCTGTAGTCCGAATCGGCGGTTCGTGATTGTAATTGCGCTTCCCAGTTCCAGCGACGATAGCAAATCGGCAGTACCTTCAAATTCGAACACAGTGCGAGCTACCTTCCAGATGTCGAGCTGACGCTGGGCTTCAACTTGGGCATCGACACGACGCAACAGCATTGTGTCCTGTTGGACCGGAGCCGCGTTAAGTTTGTATGCTGCCTGAACTTCCGTAGACGTTGCCGTGGCCGTCAGCCACTCTTGCCCGAACAGACGCTTATGCTCGTCAGGGATATTCGTTAGAAGCCCTTCCTGAACCGTCCAGTTCTTGTTGAATCCGATTTTCACGGCCGACTTCACCAGCGGGCGGGACTTGATCTTCAGCGAGCGTTCCACCATTTGTTCCGGACCTACGATAACTGGTGTACCATTTCCCGGAATCTGCAACTGAATCAACCGGAGCTGGCCAAGGCGAGACATAACCAGTTGAGCCCCAACGCTTGCAGCGATGGATTGGCATAGTTCCAGAACATTCGTTCTACCGTCCGCGTAAATACCAACAGGTTGCGGATAAGATAGGTGGAATGCATTCAGGTTATCCATGTCAAGATCAGCAGCAGTGAAACGACTATCCGCTTGGCCGTAGCTTGTCACGATACGTTGGATCAGTTTTGAAATCGTATTTCGGTACGTTCCGTCACCCTTATCTCCTTGCACGGAAACGGTAATGTCTCCCGCCGAAGAACGGGTAAGCAGGAATGTCCCAGTCGATGCGTCTACCGACGCGCTCACTGGCAGTCCGTTGTCTCGGATTTCGATGATACCTTCGATAGCTGTATCATGTACTTGGTACTTCAATTGTGCCGCGTCTTTCAATTGCGGCGTAACGTTATGAACTTCACCGAACGTGAGGCTGATAATATCGTCTTTATTCTGTCCCGTTCCGCCGATTGTTTTATCGGTGATGGGCGTGTTCAAATATTGAAGCTTATCACGGAGCGACAGATTAAGCACTTCGCGTGACTTGCTTCCAAGGGTAGCTACTACCCCGTTAAAAATCATCTGAAAGTCGGAGCGAGCCCAACGTGGGTCTCCAATCCAAGCCTTCAACGTATGGTTATCCCAAACGTCATCCAGCCAGCTATCACGCTCGCCGTTGTAGTTTGCGATTTCGATGTCACCGACTGACAGGCCACCTTCGCCGTCGATGTCAAGTTGTTCTGTGAAACTGAACCCGGTAGTGACGATTGGTTCGTAGTATTGGTTAGCTGGGCTGTCCGTTGGAGCTGTGACATAAGGACGGGTAGACAAATAGCGGGTTGTTTCCAACCCGCCCACTTGCACTCCTACCTCGATCAGCACCACACGGACAGCAGCCGGGTCTTTCAACCAAGCTGCGTAGTCGATCATGTATTACCTTTCTGTGTTGAGATTCTTCAGCGTTTGCTGCACGTACGCGGTTGTCGTTGCAGTGCTCTTAACAGCGTCAGAGATTGTTGCCGCTCCCTGTGCTTCTGCTACGAACAAAGCCTCCGTCAACTTAGCGATAGCTGCGTCATTCGCTTCTTTGTTATCGGCCAATTGCTGCTTCAGCTCTTTGACCTGAGCTTCCAGCGCAGACGTGTCGATTACCACGGCTCCGTTAGAGGACACAGGCAGTTGCGGAGCATTAGCCAGCGTTGTAAGGTCTGATGCCATGTCAGCGGACGATTTGGACATCGTACCGATCGTGATAGACATGTCTTGCAGAGCTGCCAATTGCTTTTCAGCATTAGACAGTTGCGAGTCAGTGCTAGCACCCATCGCGTCGATATCTTTCATCACCTGATTGTACGTGTCGGTGTAGCCTTGCGAGCTAGCATTCACGACCCGCGAAGCTTCAAGATAGGCTTGAGCCATTCCCGATACGTTGCCTTGGGCTGTAGCATCTCCGGCTTTCGCTTTCGATACCGTATCTTCGTATTGGCGCTTAGCTTCTAGGAACTTCTGCATCGGCGTCAGAGGCGACAAATCACCCAGAGCTAGAGCGTTCTTCAAGCTGGTCAACGTATCCTTGAATTTCTTCAGGCCGTCGATTGTGTCGTTCAGTGCGTCGATTGCCGTTTTATTGGCTTCGGTTGCAGACGCCGCCAGCTTGTCGTAGTCCCCTGCCAGTGCCAGCAGTTGTCCCGACAGGATCGGGTTGCTAACACTAGTTTGCTCGATAAGAGCACGAAGAGCTGACTTTGTAGTTGGAAGTGCTTGACCAAGTTTTTTGAACTCAGCCGTCACAGATTTCAACATTATAGCAGACTTCTCTTCATCTGTAAAGTATTTGTCTTGGTACGTATTCAGTGCTGATTGCAGTTGCGATGCTCCGCCTGCACCCTTCACCATGTCCAGATTCAAACCAGTACCATTCAATCCGATAAGGTTCATCTGGTTACGAATATCGTCCAGTGCCTTATACGCTGTCGTTAGATCATCAATCGTGCCAGTCATGTTTTTCAACATGTCAGCGATTCCGCTCATACCCTCAGTTGCAAGGATACTTTGCTTCGTGATTTCGAATGCCACGTCCCCTTGCTTGTTAATCACGTCGGCATAGTTGACGGCAGTGATACCAAACTTTTCTAGAGAGACGTTAGCTTGTTCAACGCCAGTCGCCACACGGACAACGGTTTGAGCATAGCCTTCCCCTACTCGCTGGAACGCCTCCATCTGCGGGTAAGCAGCTTTAGCGATTTGGTCCATAGCAGCAGACAGCACGTTGTTGATAGCGTCTGTCAGGTCTTGGCCTTTCAGGTCTTTCAACGAAATCTTCGTGGTTTGCAACACTACGTTGTCAATCGCTTTACCGACTGCATCGCTGTTCGAACCAAGGGCTCCAGCAGCACCTTTCAACGCGTCTTCGAGCCCCGTAAATACCAGCCCGAATTGACGAGAAATTTCATCCCCTGCGCCCATTGTTTTAACGGATGAGCTGCTGTTTTTCACGAGGCCGAACCAGCTTGAGGACGACTGCTTAATAGCCGCGTACTGGTCGATCCCTTTACCAGCTTCAAGATCAGAAACCTTTCCACCGAATTGAAGTCCAGAGTCTGTAATTTCTTGCGTCGTTTTGCCCCACAGATTGTTGATAGCTGCCGCAACTTTGCTGCCAAGGATCGGCCCGATAACCGCTTGAGTAAGTTGGGTCATAACCTTAGAGACAATATCTGTAGCACTGCCACTCGCGTTCAACTGCCCGGTTTGGATGTTGAAGTTCGAACCATCGCTTACCCCGCTTTGGACAGCCAGTTTTGCCAGTCCTTGCATCGACGCTTCAATGTTCTTCAGCGAGTTCAGCATTCCCTGTGTCAGCGGAAGCATCATATCGGAGTTAGACTTCAACTCGTCAATCGCATCAGTGATCGACTTCGACTTGGCGTCAGCGTCTCCCAGAATCGTACCCGTACCTTGATGCTTCTGTACGTAGTCGGCGTCCTGTGTTGCGTCAGCACCGTGAGCACTTGCACCAGACATCCCAAACCCGAGTGCTGCCATAGTGACGCCCATCGCTGCAATTGCGGGCCATGCGTACGGGCCAAGCCACTTGAACATGGCACTTGCGCCAGCCATAACGTTAGCAGCGGTAGCTTGAGTTGCACGCGCCATTTCAGCTACGTGGAACACTTGTGCGATACCGTTCAACACGCGGTAGCCCTTCGATTGTTTGTCGAAGAATCCGCTAGCGGCCTGAGCCATATCCCCGTATTGCTTCATGCGATCTTCTGCTGTAGCGTTTTCGGTATTCTGGTATGCGATTGTCGCCTTGTACAGTCCCCCAAGAGCTTCACCAGCAGTTCCGAATGCATCTCCCAGTGAGCGAGTGATCGTTTCACCGACCTCTTGCCACATGGCTTTCTGCTTATCTGCGACTGCCAGCATGCGCTTGTTTGCGTCTTCGTACTTCTTCAGCCCTTCAGGCGAGTTGTGGGAGTCGGCTTCAAGCTTGAGGCTTTCCGCCTTCGCTTTAGCAAGTTCCTTCTCGAAAGCCTTCGACTGCTTGGTAGCTTCATCAAAGATTCCTCCGATGCTCTTACCGAACGATCCAGACTTGAACCCTTTCAGCGTTCCCTCTACACGCAGCATAGCCGTGTCGAAAGCGAGCGAATCTTGCTTGAGCTGGGCGGCATCCGTCGCTGCTTTTTGGATTTCTCCTTGAGCTGCTAGGAACTGCTTCGCCACCGCATTACCTGTAGCTGCTGCGTCTGCTGCTGCTTGCATCCAGACAGTCTTGCCATCCGTGCTCCACTTCAGGTTTGCAGCTTCTACGAACTTCCCTTGATCTTCTAGCGACTTGATCTTCAAGCTGGTAATCAGTGTTTGCATTTCACGCTCTGCTGCTAGCGTGTTAGCCTTACGCATCTTATCAGCTTGCTCTGCGGCCTCATCGGCCCGCTCTGCGGCATCTTTGTAGCGTTCAACGTCAGCCGTTTTATCGTACTTGCCGTCCTTGTCTACGTGACGCGCAGCAATAAGCATTTGCTCACGAGATGCTTGCGCTACCTTCTTGGCTGTCTCGATTTCCTTATCCGCTACCTCATTAATCAGTTGCAGACGGCCGATCTCTCCAGCTTTGAATTTGGCGTCTTCCTGTTCACGGTAGTTCGAAAGCTCTTGATTAGCAGCCTTGATCTGACCTTGGAATACCGCTAGCTGTGCAGCGTAACGATCCGCATCTGATCCACCTTTAACAGACAGTTGCCCGTCTCCCGGCGAAAGGATACGATTCTTTTTGGCGTTCTCATCTGACCAGTCAGCGTTCAAACCTGTAACTCTGATAAGCGCTTCGGTAGCGTTCTTTGCACGCTCAGTTTGAATAGCTACATTCTTCTGAGAGTCGGCGTAGGAACGGGCTGCTGTGATGTAGTTAGAGAGGTTATCGAACAGTCCTTGCTGACCGAAAAACTTACGCTTTTCCAATGCGGCTTTTTGTCCGTCCTCGTCCAGCGACATGATAGCTTTCGCTTTCGCTTTCTCGCTATCCTTCAGCTTGTCCCAGTACTCATCACGCACGCCTTGCAGTTTAGTCAAACCTGCTTTCGCGTCGTCCACTACTTTCTGCGATGCTTCCTTACGCTCTTTGGCTTCTTGAGCGCGTTGTGCAGCAGCGTCCGAGCCGTACTTAACACGGAGGTTGTACAGGCTTACTTGCTTCTCAGTTTCCTTTTGGATTTCAGCTACGTAGTCCGTCAGATTACCTTCGGCGTCCTTGTTGCTAAGTGCACGGTCCTTAGCGGCTTTGTACATCGTCCATGCGAATGTCAGTCCAGTGATGACAACGGCAATCGGTCCCAATGCTGCTTGGAACGTTGCTGCTGCACCGGCTGCGGCACGGATGCCTGTTGCCATTTCCAAGAACTTCGCTCCAGCTACGCCGAGGGCTACGTCACGAAGCACACCGACGTTATCGATCAGCACTTTCGTGAAATCGACCAACAGTGCGATGACAGTCTTCAGGCCGTTCTTGAAGTCTTCCGATGCAAAGGCTTCTCGTAGTGCTCGTGCGATAGCTCCGATTTGCGGCTGAATCTCAGTGAACACTTTGCTGAACGTCGTTTCAAGCGTGTTCTTCACAGACTTGAATTGGTTCTCCGTCGTTTGAGCCATCGCGATTGCAGCGAGCTTAGCTGTTGCGGCGGACTCTTTGATCTGGTCTTGAAGCTCTACCAGCTTGTTGTGAGTGCTATCGACCTTAGTGCCGTACCTTTCGGTATCATCTGCCGCTTGGTGAAGCAGAGCAAGCAGCGCTGCACCTTCACGCAGACCTTGTTGTCCGAACATCTTCACCATCGCCATGTTGCGGGCTTTGGTATCGAGCGTATTCATCCCCGCATCTAGCTTCTGGATTACTTCGACCAGCGGAAGCATGAACCCTTGGGCATCACGGAAGCTGCTGATAGACATCTTCATGTCCTTCAACGTGTTCGTTACCTTCTGCGTCGATGCGGACAAGTCTTTGTACAGGTTCTTCAGGGCCGTACCGGCTGCTGTGCCTTGAATGCCAAGGTTAGCCACAGCGGCAAGACCGACAGCGATATCCTGCAACGAAGCACCGTACGTAGTACCCACAGCAGCGGCCGATTTGAACGCTCCCGAAATACTATCAACGCTCGACATAGACGCAGCGGCCGTTTTCACGATAACGTCGGAAACGTGATCGAAACTCTCTGCTGTGTATCCCAATGCCGAGCCGACTTGGACGAGGGTTTCTGCCGATTTCTCGATAGAGACTTCACCCCCGATTGCAAGGTTAAGTGCAGCGTTCACGCCCTTCAGCGATTGCTCTGCATTCAGGCCAGCCAATGTCAGCGTCTTCAGGGCTTCAGCAACTTCTTTCGGGCCGCTAACACCAGTGCCAAGGTCGTTGACGGCTTGGGTCATCTTTGCCATCTCGGCTGTCGTTGCTCCGCCTAGGACACGAATCCCTTCCAGCGTTTGCTCGACATCCTTACCAACGCCGATAACGCCCTTCAGGGACGCACCGAGGGCAATACCGACGCTCATCCCGGCCAGATTGCCATACGTAACCCACAGTGCACCCAGCGATCCGGACAGACCGCGAGCAAGGGCGTGAGCTTCAGCCATTGCTTCGTTGTTTGCACGGGACGTAGCGGTAGCACGTACTTGGCTGTTAGACATCTGGTTGATGACGACGGTTAGGGACGTGATAGCACTGATAAGGGCCGTGGTCTGAGCCACACCCCCTGTCATCATGCCATTCACGCCTACCACAGCCGTGCCAAGTTTCTTGACAGCGGTTTCGGCCTTGTCAGCGGCAGACGCCAATTTATCCAACTGATTTGCGGCAGTCTGGATACCTTGGCTCTTCACATCGACAACAAGTTGGCTAATATCTTGTGTTGCCATTCCCGTTCCTTATAAAAATCAATCTCGTTTTTGTGCCATGAGCATCGAAGCGAACACGTCCTCCACTTTCGTTTCAACCATACTACGCACGACCTCATCTTTTGCTTCTACTGGCTTAACGTACGGAGGCTTTGCGCCTTTCTTCGAAGCGGCTGCATGTTCCGCTACGTACGCTCTGCTAAGGCTGTAGACCGCCCGCAACTCTTTCGGGCTCAGAATCCCGACCATATCATTACAGCGTGCCCACGCTTCAATTTCCTGCCATGACAATCCAGCCAATCCCATTCCCGTTACGCCTGCTACACCGGCAGAATGCAAAAGAGCCACGAGATACCCCGCTGCTTCCGAAATCTCGGGCATTGGAATCTCTCGTAGCTCCTGTACTGATACATCAAGCGTGTCGGGGATGGAACCATCATCTTCTTCATCCCCGGAGTCGTCCGGCGAGACAACACTACCTAGCGTTGCTCGCTTTATTTGCTCCGCTCGGCTGACCTTCTGACCGTCCGGGATAGCGTTGTAATACGCTTCCTGTCGAACATAAAGTTCAGCCTCATCGACTGTTACTTGAAAAGCTCGATAGTACCCAGTGCTTCGTCAATCTGCGCCTTGATGAAACCAATGGAATCATCGCTCAGCATTGCACGGAATTGCGAATCCGTTTTGACCGGCTCACCGTCATACGACAGGTTTTCCGAATCGAGGCAGCAAGCTACCAGCAGTTCGACACCTTCCGCCTTTTGTTCTTCGGCGTTCAGTTTCTTGTTGCCGCGTTTGATGCTGCGGTTAATCATTGCGTTCACAGCAAGACGGTACTCACGCGAACCAGTCGAAGCGACGGTAACGGTGACAGGGTTCTTGCCCTTAGCGTCCAGCTCGCCCTTGTCGTTCACGAACAGGAAGTCGTCGGTGAACGGGTTCTTCAGGTGCAGAACGGTAGATTCTTTGATTGCTAGCGATTTTACGTCAAACATGGTATATTCCTTTACATGGTAGGTTGCGGCATTTATTGCCTGTGTTTTTACTAACGTAGTTTTGCCTACGTAGACACCATCGATTGTACACTACGTACCACATTTTGTCAAATTTTGGTAGTGTTCCGTACAAAACTATGTTAGTAAAAAGCCCCGCCGAAGCGGGGCAATTCATTACGCCGTAGCGTTAGCAACAACGATGTCGTTGTCGATTTCCACGTCAGCAGTCAGACCTGTGATCTGGTCAACCGAACCGACTTCCAGCGTCCAGCCCATCACCTGAGCGGTGAAGTAGTAGATAGTGCCCGATTGGGTCACGACCTTGAAGGCGTACGAGATGTCTTGGTCAGCAGCAGCTTTCAGGGCGATCTGGCCCGGATTGGTAACAGAGTCACCCAGCTTCAGTTGCAGAGTACCGTTGTTGTACGAACCACGGCGCTTGACGGTCTTACGGTCGCTCAGCGGGTTGAACGTTACAAGGTTGTACTTCTTACCGAACGAGCCTAGGTCGGTCAGTTCACCGATCTGGATGTAGCTTGCGCCCGCGAATGTCGTAGCGTCATACGTGGTTGCCAGTCCAGCCGGTGCAGCAGCCGGAGCTGAGCCAGTGCCAGAGATAAACAGTTGTGTACCAGCACTGGTACGTACATTAGAAACAGCCATTATTTACTCCTTTGAGAGATTAGTTGGTCAGAAGCGTTACGATTGCAGCAGTAGCACCAGCCACAGTTACAGTCCCGTTACCCGCGAGGTACGGGGCAATGGAGTCGAGCGCTACGTGGTATGTAGTGTTTGTTGCAATCGTCAGTGACAGGCCGGAAGTCAGGTTGGTAGTCAAACCAGCGACACCGGGTACAGGGTATGCAGCAGACGGAGCCGATCCCTTGATTGTCACAGTCAGCGGCCCTGCCGTGTTATTGTGAATCTCAAGCACTTGGCTTGTATTCGGCACGTAAGTAAACGTGTCAGACGCGGTAGCAGTGGTACGACTTACCGGAGTTACGCCAGCACGTACTGTCGAGTTAATAGTTCCCATTTATTTTCCTTCGAAGAAAAGTTGTTATGATTCAATTCTGTAGTTGCCACGAACCGGGACGAATGTGAACCCGTCGATTACGCTACCACTTGACCAACTCAAGGGCTGTTCAATACTGACGGCCCCCGTTTTTGGTAGTACCGGGAATAGTGCTACGATAGACTCCGCCATCGCTTCCACGCCTCCCATTCCTTTTCCAGCGGGTGTGTAACAGTTGACTTGGAACATTCCATATTCCCTTACACCATCCGCTGCGACGTTCCTCAACTTGCTGTCCGATCCGAGCATGAATACCTCTAGGTACGGACCGCTTGTTGGTTTTGTAAAACTCACACCTTCGAACGCTACTGGGACCGGAGGCGTTTGCGCTTTCGCCCAGTTAGTGATTCGTGTTTCGATTTCTGATCGAGCTGTCATTACGGCCTCTTATATTTCGGAACAACTTTGATAAAGGCTTTAGCGATCATTGCGTACGGTCCGACACGTCCAGACCATGTAGGCGTCGGCCAACCAGCGTATTCAGCACGGAAGCCGTACGGAGTCGAATTGGACAAACTGACGCTACTGTCACGGCCTACGAAGCCTTTATAGACCCGTAGAGACGCGATCTGCGTGAGGCTGGACATTCCGTCCTTGCTGGCAGAGTTTTCGTTGTAGGAGCCGTTATACGTGCGTCCTGTGCCTGCGTACCAGTTGTTCTTCAGTATTCCCTTGTCCACCGGAGTGTTTTCAACAATCTCCGCGAATAGCTCTGTGGCGATTGCGACGATCTTGTCGTTAACCTGCTCCTTGACCTTCGCGTTGTGAATCCGGATCGAGTCAGCGAAGCCCATTATGCCCTCGCGTAAATCTCGTACAGGTAACTCTTAGTGCCTGATGGGTTGTGGTCCTTAACAACTTTCACCGACCAACGCTTACCTTCGAACAGCAAGTAGTCAACTTCAGCTCGCGGTAGCGGTGTGTTGTCACTAGGCTGAACGAAAATCCACTTATCACCTGTTTGGATCGCCGTTCCAGCCTTTGTCAGCAAGCCGAGCGACCGCTGAATGTAGTCCTGTGCAATGATGCGGACAGGGTACTCAGTAGTTGACGATGTTGTCGTGGAGGTTTCTGGATCATATGTTGCCTCCCCAGACTCCACTACCAACGTCGCATCTCCGCCGAATCTTCCCATCATCATGACAACGGTTCTGATAAGCGGATCAACCATTAGAAGTAGCCCCCGATTGTATTGAACGGATCGTTAGGGACCGTGCTTGGCGGCAGAGCCATCAAATGCATATCCTGCGATTGCGTCGTCGTGATGTAGTTGCTGTTCCAATCCTTCTGGAATTGAACCAGAGGCATTTCCACCACTTGTCCGAATTCGTTCTTAACCTGCGCTACGTACGGCATCGGAGTGATGTCCATGAAGTTCGGGTTAAGGATCGTAGCTTTAACGAATGCAAGGTAGTTGTTGAACCACTCTGCACCGAACACTTCGATCTGTGCTAGCTTCTGGTGCGTCTGTGAAGTCAACATCGCAAGGATGTACTGAGCAACGAGGACACTAGCTTTCGGGACGTTGTTGTTGCAATCCGTAAGAGCTGACAAATACACTGAGTCAGGCATTAGCGGAAGATCGGAGAAATCACCTACACGTAGGCGCATCTTGCCAATTGGTTGTGTTGGATCGAGAAGTGCCATTGTTTGTCCTTTCTGTTATTTATGAAGACTAGGTACGGAATTAACCGTTTGACATGGGACGTAATCTTCATAAATAACAGACCCCGAAGGGTCTGTATTCAAGCATTAGTTGCTTGTCGTGCCTTTAACTACCAGCAACGGCTTCAGCAGCGCGTTGATGAAGTTCGACTCACTCTCGATGGTGTACGCGGTTCCGTTAGGAGCCATCGTTTCGAACACGTACAGTTGTTCACCTTGCGTGTTCACCAGACCGAAACGGTTAGCTGGCGAGAAGTAGGTCTTGAAGAACTCAGTACCAGTCGGTACGAAGTACGCATCGTTCACCGGGATCAGGCGTTGTCCGTTGTAGGAGTCACGCATTTCGATGAAGGTCACGCCCATGAATTCCCACGTACGACGCATTCCAACTGCGCTACCATTTTCCGACTGACGACGACGCAGCGGTTCGCTTGTCGAAGTGTAGTACTGGTAGGCTTGCTTAACTACCGGGTGGGTAATCAGCTTTTGGAAGAACGTAGTACCGCACAGAGCCACGACGCCGCTGTAGTTCACCGATCCGCTGTTATCCTGAATCTGTGCCAGAACGGTTTCGATGACTGTCGAGATTTCCGTGCCCGGAGTACCCAGCAGGAAGTCAACAGCAGCAGGGCGAGCTGCGCCGGTCATTTCCTGATACCAGTCTTGCGACACAGTACCGTTAGGAGCGTACACAGTACCAGCCGTGATAGCTTGTGCACGAGCTGCTTCCAGCGTCCATGCGTGGTTCTGACGCAGACGGGCCAGCTTACGGGCACGCACGAGGTCCAGCGTTTCAGCTTCCGAAGCCGATCCGTAGGCGCGTTTGCCTTGGATGTCTTGCGGATAGATCGCATCTTCCAGAGGGAAGTGCGGAACGGTGAACGAGTGCATCTTGCGTTGTTGGTCGCGGCCCACGCTTGAGCGGTCGCCACGAACACGGTCAACGATCAGTGCACCGTCTTTGATGATTTCTTCGAACACAACCACGTGCTCGGCAACCGATTCCTCTTGGAAGATGCCCAGTTGGCCTAGCAGACCCCACTGGTTAGGAATGGTGTTTACTTCTTCTGTCCAGTCAACGACGCTAAAGCCGTTACCAAAATCGCGAACGATCATTTGTATTCCTTTACTTGTTAATTAGAACGAGGCTTCAACGATGATGCCAACGGATTTCAGGGAGTCGTATGCAGCCTGCTTCTGTGCAGCAGTACCGAACGATGCGTCAAGCTTCAGAGCCTCTTTAGCGACGATTACTTTGCCGCGTGTCAGGGCCAGAGCCGGAGTGTCGGTTGCAGCTACCAGAGTGGTATCTACGATTGCGCCCATCTTGCCGTCACCCAGATAAATAGCGGCAGGGTTTTGCGAGCCATCAGCGGCGTTTTGGACCGAAATTTTGAATTTGCCGCTGGCCGTTACTTTGCCCAGAACCGTACCCAGAGTGTAGGTAGGAGTACCGGCTTCGTTAGCGGTTACGACATCAGTGTGGAACTCGAAACGTTCCGGTGTGTCGCTCATCTTAACAAGCGAACCGAAGCGAGAGAATTGGCCTTCTGTTGCGAAAACTGGCATGTTACATTCCTTTAGAGATTAGTTGGATTGGTTATCGTGTTTGATGGTTTTGAGATAATCCATCACACGGGAGCCGCTGGCGTCAGCCACAAGCTTTACGGCGTCGGTTGAACCTTCAACGCCGACTTCTTTGAAAGCCGCAGATGTTTCTTCGGTTTTCATTTTGTTCGACATAGCACCTACGGCTACATCAAACGCTGCGTCGTCCAGAGAGGCCAGCGCTGCTTGCAGGCTGGTAGCTTGCTCTGTGCCGACTACTTCTGCCAGTTTTGCAGTACGTGCTACAACCTTTGCTTCGGCTGCTGCTTTTTCCTGCGCAGCTTTAAATTCGGTAGCTGCATCGACCAGAGCGGTCAATTCAGCGATCTTCGAATCCTTGCTCGCCAGTTCTGCAACCTTGCCGTTCAGTTGATCCGTCAGAGCGGTAACAGTGGCTTGGAGCGCTACTACTTGGTCTGTAAGACTAGCACCTGCGCTAGCCACTTCAGTTACGGCGTCTGCCATCGGTTCGATTCCTTCTTGTGTGGTTTCTGCTTGCGCAGTGTCGGGTTTCGCCCCGAACATACGTTTGAGTACATCTTTCAAAATGGCTCCTTATTGCGATAGATATTCAGCGAACTGTTCGTTGTTCATGATCGAATTAATCAGTCCCATCGACAGAGCTTTATTAGCCCGGAACATCGAAGCCTCTGTGGACCTGATATCCGCTTCCGAAAGACCCGTGTATTTCGATACGTGGGCTACGAATTCCCCGTACAATTCATTCACGCTCTCTTGGAGCGATTCAATAAACTCGTCCCGGAACTCGCCGTTGGCATCGAATGGAATCTTGTTGGCTCCAGCCGTAACAAACGTGCGTGTGATTCCTGCTTGTTCAAGCTGCTTGCTGTTGTTCATCAGGGCGATTAGAACGCCGATGCTGCCGACTTGGCCTTGCGGATGGCACACAACCTCGTCCGACAAAACGCACAAGGCGTATGCGGCGGATGCTGCGCAATCCTGTACGTAAGAAATCAGGTAGACTTCATTATCGTCAGCCATTTTGCGGATAGCGTCTGCGGTTTGGAAACAGTTGAATGCTTCTCCACCGCCAGAGC